AGGGAAGACCCGGCGCACCATGCCGGCAAAGGGGGCCCAGAGCGACCGGGCCTCCGCGTGCACCTGGCGCGCAACGCTGCACCCCATGCCCCGCAAGTCAGACGCACATAGCCCATTAGTTGAGTCATCCCATTGCACCCCATGCCCTGCACCCTCACCCCTGCACCCCTCACCCTGCACCCCTGCACCCCTGCACCTGCACCCCCTCACCTGCACCCCCTCCCCATTCACCCCCTGTAGGGGATAGGCCCGACTCACCCCCTGTAGGGGCTAGGCCCTGCACCCCGGCGCCGATCAATCCGGCCGCCCTGCCTCACCCTCCCGAGAATCCCCGCGCTAGGCCCTGCACCCCCTCCCGCATGTCTCACCCTTGGCGCCCTAGCCCCTGCACCCCGGCGCCCATGGCTGACTGCAGTCAGGGTCTCACCCTCGCACCCCTGCACCTGCACCCCCTCCCATGGCGCCGCCCTCCCCATGGCAAGGCTAGGCCCTGCACCCCATGCCCTGCACCTGCACCCCCTCCGCTGCACCCCTTGCCAGGTCGACTAGCTAGCGCCTGGAGTCGATCAATTCAGGCCCTTGCCCCTGCACCCCATGCCATGCGCTGCACCCTCACCCCTGCACCCCTTGCGCGTGGCGCCGCCCTTGCACCCTATGACCTGCCTAACCCGCTCCCCCATAGGCCGCCCCTCCCCCAAGGGGCAGGACTCGGGAGGGATAACTAGGCGCCCAAACCGGCTAGGCCCGCGCTTTCCCCGAGCGCGGGCCTTTCCCGTTTAAGCCCCTCCGCTGCACCCGTTCGGACCTGGCAAAGAATCTTGCGGCAACTCAAAACTTTCTTGTGCTGTTAACTTGCCTTTAAGGGGTTAGGCCGTAGTGTCTTTTTATCAGCAACGGGAGTCAGCCATGACTGTCAACTTTGACCGCAACGCCGCAGAATCGAACGCCAAACGCGCGCAAGACTCGTTTATCCGCTCGCAAGTTGCGGCGGAGTATCAGGCAAAGCGCAACGCCGCGAACATGCGCGCGGCCGTGCTTTCCGGTCTAGCCGTTGGCGTCATTGTCGCGGCGCTTCAATTGTTCGGAGTCATCTAGGCCCATGATCCGGAGCTTTCTAACCCTCGCACAAGTTGCGGCGATTGTTCCGGCCGCCCTAGCCTGCCTTTCCCTTTTCTTCATGGTCCGCGCGTATGAGTCGACCATTGGCAAACGTCACCCCAAGGAGTCCACGCAATGAAAACGGCCGCCCTCAATTCCACGCTTCCCGAGTCCGAACGCCGCGCCATCCGTCGGGAGATTGCGCGCATATTCTCCCCCGTCGAGTCGCTGCTACTCGAGTCAATCAATGACGTGAGGGGCGCCCGTGGACTCCCGGCATTCGAGTCGCTGGCGCATGTCAGGGAGTCCGAATGCGACTCGCTAAACTAATCATCCCGGCCGCGCTTTTTTGCGCCTGCCTTTACCTCATAACCCGCTAACAGGAGTCCAGCGTGCTTTTCCTCCGCCTATTCCTCCTCCCCATGGCGCCACTAGTCGCGCTTTCCCGCATTCAACGCACGCTTAAGCGCGGTTCGCGCTATCGCGGCCTATAGGAGTCGACTCAAATGTTTGTTGTTTTCTGGCGCATGACTGAGTCTAGCTCAATTGATCCGGGCGCCGATCAATTCGCCATCTATGAAACCGCGCAAGAGGCGGCCGAAAACTACGCGGGACTCGTTGCCCTGCCTAAATGCCATTGCGCGGGATGGGCGCCGATCACTGGCGCGGCAACGGAACCCCATTGGCTGCAATCGACTCCGGTTTCAGAGTTTGACGCCATGCGCGCGGAATATGAGTCCTTTATCATTTCCGGCGGATGGGCTGACGAGTCAGACGACGCAATGGGGATGCTTTACCGCAATGACCTAACCCCGGCGGAGCGGCGTTGGCTTTCCGATTTTGTGCGGCGTTGGGATGACATGGAGTCACGCGCGGCAAGCGTTCGGCGCCTGCTAGAGAATCCCCCTCACCCCATGACGGAGTCGCGCCGAGTCGCGCTTGTCATGCAACGCGACGCAATCGGCGCCTAGCGCCTGGAGTCTATCAGAGGAGAGTCGACCGTGATTTATATGGATTGCCTGACTCATGCCGTGCAAGTCAAACGGGCGCCTAAAACGCCATGGGAAACAATCGCCGCATTCGATCACCCCATAGCGGCCGGAAACTATGCGCGCGAATGCACGGCCGGGGCATTGCGATTCAAATATCGAGTCGTCAGCACGAAAACAGGCAAGGCCCTGAAACCGATTAGCTAGCCCCTGACTGCAGTCAGCAACTCAAGAGGAGTTTAAGTTATGCCCCAATTCTATACCCGCTCACAACGCGAACGACTCGCCGCGCGATACCGTCGAATCGCCGGGCGCCTATATGCCGATATGCACGCTGCAAAAGCGGCCGGGGAGTCCGCGCTATATGAGCGGATGCAATCCGCCCATGACTCCGCTTGCCGACTCTTCAATGCCCTAGAGTCGGGGGAGTGAACGCCATGCACTATTTTAGAATCCTAGTTGGCTTGCGCGGCTGCTATTCCGACTCAAGTGAGAATGAGATTCACGCTTGCGCCGATCCGGCCGCCTTGCGCGAGTCCATCAATGACCGGGCGTCATGGTATGCTGACTCAATCGAGGAATCAGAGGGGCCCGCATTCGACGAATGCACGCAAGCGGAGGCGGAGTCGATATTCGCGCTATACACGGGCCCCAAGGCGCCCGGCTTGCCTGTAGCGGCTGCTACGTGGCAAGGCGGGGCGATGGCTTGCCTTGTGAGCGGCGCCACTGAGTCCGAATATGCGGAGGGGCAACTAGTCGAGTCGGACTCGTTTGTCGCGGACTCTGGCAACGTCTATTTTTGGGCGCCTGCCTGCCTCACGCCATGGCTTGAATATGGGCCCGAGTCTGAAATGCCAGAGGGTGAGGCATTCGAGAATCAGGCTTGCGCATGGCATGACATCCCCCCGGCCGCGCGTCACAAGTTGCACCCCGTCAGCATGGAGTCGGGTGAGTCCAGCTTCATGAATCTGCACAATTTCCAAACGCCCGGCGGATTCACATATGCGGGCCCGGCGGCCGTTGTTTGTTTTATCCCCGGCTTGCCTGATTAGAATCCTGGAGTCTGAAATGAAACACGCCAAACGAATGCCGAAACGCTTTCTTGAGGGGGCGCCGGATCATGTCGCGGATATATTCGACTCCCCTCAATTCGCGGATAGGTTCACGGTATTTTATCGCGACATAGCCGAGTCGCACGGCCGCCAATCAATCGGCTATCGCGGCATGAGTGAGAATCCGAGTCACCCGCAAGGAGTCGGCATGTTTGGCGAGATGGCGCCGCATGAGTTTAGCGCCTATCGCGAGTCCAATCGGCGCCGCCGGATCAAATGGGCGGACCTGCCCCCGGCCGTCAAGGCTTGCGTCATGCGCGACAAACCCGAGTCGGCGCGACTCGTTCGACTCACCCCTGAAACATACGCGCGAGTCACCTATGCGCTATCGGATGCAAGCGACGCGCGGCGGAGTGAAAACGAATGCACGCGCAACGCTGAATTGCGGGCCTGCAACGACTCCGCAATCGCTGCAAACAATCGCGCGGCCGATGAACTGACGGCCGCATGGAACAAAGGCAAACCGGCTTAGGCAATCGCGCCAGGTCGCACAAAAGAGGAGACTCACGCTATGGCCTATCAAGTAACCCCGGCCGCTATTTGGGATGCAATGCGAGCGGAGGGAATGCGAGCGGAGGCGGATGCATTCGCCCGGATCATGGAGTCCGAATTGCAGAAAGCGGCGGACCTGCTAGCCGCTAAAATCGGAATCGAGACCGGCCGCGCGTCAATGCAAGAGGAGGGATTCGCGGGCCTGCTTATCCCGCTTTTCGCGGGGCATGAGGGGCAAGAGATTCCCGAATGCCTTGACGGGTGCGACACTGACTCCGAATGGCAAACGGCCGCCGCATGGCAAGGGGAGGTTGACTCCTTTCAACTGACGGGAAGCAATCCGACTCGCGCCTAGCGCCTGGAGTCAGCAACTCAAGAGGAGACTCGGTTATGTATGAGACCAAAGCACAAGCGGACAAGCGGCGCCGCGAATACCAAAGCGGCAACGCTCAAAACTACATGCGCGACAAACTGAAACGACTCCGCGCGCAATCTCCCGACGGATGGCGCGACCTGGCGCGGAAAGCGGCGGCCGATAAATACCGGCGCCCCATTGGCGGACCTAACGCCAAATTCGGCAAGCGCCAGAATCTGCAATGGCTGGAATATGGACTCGACGCTTTCCGCCATGAATGGGCGGATAAATGCGAGGGAGTCCGAATCGATCACACGGGATGGTTTGACTCCGAATATCAGGAAGAAACATACCGGGGAATCGTTCTCGCCACGACTCGCGGAACCTTTCTAGCCGGTATGTGTCACGGCGCCGAGAGTCGCAAGCGCGGCGGATGGCAATCCGTTTGCGGCAATGACTCGGCCGTCATTGTTGAAACCGGCTATAGCTATTCCACGCAAGCGGAGGCGGCAAGGGCGGCCGATCATATCGCCGAACATATGGCGGAGGCGGAGCGGGAATATAACGCGCAAGCGAACGCGGGAATCCAAGCCTCTGAATTGCGAGCGGAGATAAACGAGACCCGCGCGGAAACGCTCGCAAGCCTTGCGGAGTTGAGGCAGGCCCGCAAGGCGCTTGCCCGTGACTCCGCCGCATTCCCTCACCTATGCGAGCAACTGCGGAGGGATGCACGCGCGGCCGTTCGCGACATCAAACGCAAGCGCGCAAAAATTGCGGAGCTAGTCGAGTCCTTTGGCGACTCGGCTGCATTCCGCGAACATTTCCCCGCCTAACCTGTAACCCCTCAAGAGGAGACTCTAGCATGTCAACAATTAGTGACGTTCACCCGGAACCCAAACCCCGGCCGGATTATGAGTTAGCGCGGGAGGAGTTGGCGCAATTGATGCGCGACCATGCGCTAAGAATCGACTCGGAATTTATCCCCTGGAGTCGTTCGCGCAATGCCCCCGGCCGCTATGATCCGGGCCCGCTATCGCCCGGCGCCAATTCAGCGGAGCGGAACAATCGGGCCCGCGCGTTGCGCAACGGATGGCGGAGTCTCAATTGGAAAGTGAGACTCGTTCGGACAACTGGCGCCCCTCACGCGACAATCAAACCCCGGCCGATATGGGAGTCCGAATACTCCGCCGGGGAAGCGCATTGCCCCGCCTATAAGGACAAGGGACTCGGCACAAGGGACTCGCATGATCGGTCAAACGCAATCGACTCCGAATGCGAGACCGGCCGAGTCTATCGCTTCTCACCCGGACTCGGCGGAGGCTATGCCACTGCTAAGCCGATCAATCCCGACTCGGTTGACGTATTCGCGTCAATCGTTCGCGACGCTCAAGACGCGCTTGACTCGGGAGGATTCGAGGAATGGGCGGAGAATCTAGGATATTCCAGCGACTCGCGACATGCGGAAAAGATATTCCGCGAATGCGTCGAGTCTGCCCTCAAGTTGACGGCCGGAATCGGCGCCGAAACGCTCCGCCGCGCGGCTGATATTGCGGGGCGCCTGTAATGCCACAAATGCACCCGCTAGACGCATGGGAGCAATGCCGGCTCAACGGGATTCCGTTAGGGGCTGACTTTCATACGCTCGACTCTCGCACCGTCGACTCCATCCTACGAGTCGCGGACCTGGTAAAATATCGCAAGCCAAAGCAGGCGCCCGGATCACGGGCCCGCATGTTCTACGCCTATCTAAATCGCAGGGCGGAGGCAGGGCATAAAGCGGCGATAGTTGCCGCGAAGCGCCTGGAGTCCGGGCGTTCACTCATAACAGGAAAGCGACTCACCAAATGAAACCGGCTAAGGTCAAGTTTTCAGTCTACAGATTCCGCGAGTCCGTTGCCGTGTATCTGGCAACGGAAGTTGACCCGACTCACACTGCGAACGGGAAAGCGGAGCGGCAAGCGGTGCAGGTCTATTTGACTCCGGCCGCCGCTCGCAAACTTACGCGCGCAATCAATGCAGCCGCGCGCAACGTGGAAACGATTCCCAAATTCAGCGAGTCCAACTTTCCGACTCGTTCGGGTGAATCAGCGGGGGAGGTCTAGCGCATGGCGCGCGTTGAACCCATGACTCCGGAGGCATTCGGCGCCGCGCTAGACGCGGGCCCGTATGCATGGCCGGGAGGCTATCCGCAGTTTTTCGTTATGGCTGACGGGGAGTCGCTTAGCTTCCCGGCCGCCATTGCGGAGCGTGAACGGATCGACTCGGAACTACGCGACTCGACCTATGCCGACTCATCCTGGAGTCCGGTTGCGGTTGCCATCAATTGGGAAGACTCGACTCTCGTTTGTTGCCACACTGGCGCGCGGATTGAGTCGGCATATGCGGAGGACTCGGACCATGACGACTCAACAAACAATTGACCCGGCCGTTACGCTTTGGCCGGGCCTGCCTTGCGCGCATGGGGCGCCAATGGGGCGCCGATCCGATACGCTCGCAAATGCGGAGGGGTGCGAGGTGCATCTATTCCGAATCCCCATGGTCGACTCCTGCTATGATCCGGGGGGCGCCTATTGGGGAGCGGGAGACTCGGCCGTCGGGTTTATGTTCGCATGGTATGCACCCGAGTCCGACTCGCGCGGATACTTTCGAGCGGCTGACTTGACGGCCGCTAAAGCGCATATTGAAGCGGAGGCGCCCGGCTGCACCTTTGCGCATGGCGCGGACCTGGACTCGTTTGTCTCGGGATATTTTGAAGCGTTGTTTTTCACTGATAACGCTCCGCAAGTTTACCGGGATGAATGGCCGGAGGATGGCGAGACTCAAGAGGGGAGCATTCCCGACGGACTCGACGAGTCAGACATTGCGGAGGATTGCCGCGCAAAGGCAGTGAACGATTGCGCGGCATTCATGGCGGAGGCGGCGCCCCTGCTACGCGACGCCATGGCGCGCGGCTATTCCTTCGAGCAAGGCGGCCGGGATTATTGGCTGACTCGGAATGGGCATGGAGTCGGATTCACGGATCGGCGCCAGCTTGAGTCGACGGGTGAGACCGAGTCCGAATATGAGCGGCTAACGGCCGCCATGGTCGCGGCCAATGCGAGCGGAGACTCCGCCGCATGGGGCAGGGCCCTAGCCGAACGGAAGGCCCTGCCTGCCTCACTAGGGGAGCAACTAGCCGCAATCGCTCGCAAGGCGGGGGAGGTCGACTCGTATTGGGATGGCGAGCGGGTGCGATTCTGAATCGCGCGGCGCCCGCGCTTTGGCTGCTATGTGCGGCCGGGTGCATGGTCGCGGCGCTTGCCTCTGGCGCCGCCATCCTATGGGCCCTTGCGAGCTACTGGCGCGAGTCCCTGCTATTCGCTTTCCTGTTTTGGCTGATATGCGCCAAGGGGAAAGGCTAGCGCCTGGAGTCGAATAGGAAGGCCCTAGAGAAGCGAGAACGGCCGCCGGGGTGATCCGGCGGCCGTTTTCATTTGCGCGACCTGGCGCGGCTGCTAGACCGGGGCCGGGTATTGTTTCCAAGGCAGTTGCCAATGGGGCCCATCCTGAAATGTGCGCCAATCTCCGCCCCATTCAATCGGAACCCCTTCTAGCTTCGCGGCTGCTTTCATCCCGGCCGCGATTCGATGCATGATAGGCCAAGAATAATCCGGCCGCCCTGCAATCCATCCGCATACGTCAAACGCATGGCCGGTTAGATGGCGACTCTTGAGCGTCTTACTTGCCCCGGCTGCTTTCAACTCGCGTTGCCGCTCTAAGGTCCGGAGTCCTTCCGTGACTCGAATATCAACGGCGCCCGTTTGCGCCATGTAACGAGTCACGACTCGGACTAGGTCCGGATGCACCCCGGCCAACTTCGCGCGGGATGACTTGCCCAAAACAAACGCCATTGCAGGACTCCGAATAGGGGCGCCGCTACGTCATGACGCCAGGTTATGCTCAGCCCGAGCATATGGGGGTGGGTGCGTGCGTGCGCCCAGGTGCGCGTGCGCGCGTGCATACACTACGGGAATGACTCGTGTAGTGCAACGACCCGGCCGGCGGCCAGGAATTTAGCAGGGTCAGCCCGTTCCGTCGGGAATTTTGCGGGGTCAGCCGGTCCCACGCAGTTTCGCCGGCCCGCCGAGAATTTTGCAGGGTCAGCCTGTCCCGAGCAAAATATCAAGTCAGACCCCGCTTGACTTGCAGATCGGCCGTCGGCATAAACGGCCAATGGGAAAACCAGTGACCCACTATGCCTATGTCCGGAAGGGACTGTTCGGTTCGGACACCACGATCACGGGCTCTGCCTGCGGTCGTGAGACGGGCCTCGAAGTCGGTATCAACTCCGACGACGATCTCGACAAGGTGACGTGCAAGCTGTGCCTCAAGCACCCGAGATACCTCAAAGCAAAGGCCGCCAAATGAACACCCCGATCCTGCCGACCAAGCGTGAACTCGACCAGCGCGACTTCTTCATGCGCCGTCACGACAACAACATGGCTCACGCTTCGCCGGCCCTGCTCTGCACCGTCGATCCGAACATGCCGCCGCCGGTCATCATCAACTCCATCAAGACGATGGACAACCTCATGGTCGGCCTCGGCCCTCGCATGATGCTGCTGATGATGGCAGACACCGCCATGGGGCTGATGGCGAATGCTCCGCCGGCAGACAAGCAGACCGTCGAGATCGAACTCGGCTCCTGGAACCGCGCGCTCTACATGCTCGCCAACCATCCGACGAAGTATCTGGAGATGGCGCAGGAGTTCGAGTTGATGCGGCAGGTCGCGGCTCGCGACAACCCGGAGACGGCCGGCACGACGGTTGCAGTGAAACCCGCAAATTCGGAATCGTGAAAACGAATCTCCGAAAACGAATCTGAAAAAACGAATCTGATTTTACAAAGCGACGTTTAGCAAAGCGACCGAAGGCAAGCGACATGGCCCGCACTCTGACTGCCACCTTCTCCGATGGATCGCGGATCACCCGTCGCACGCCTCGCCACTACGAGGCCGCCTGGCGCTGCACCTTCACGAACTCACTCGGTGTGGGCGAGACCTGCACCGGGTGGGCCTTCACAAACGAAAACGCGATTAAGAGAATGGCCTCTTGGAAAAGCCAACTCGTCAAGGTCGGCGTGACCGACTTCGCTTTCGAGATCACGACGAAGGTGGCGTGATGGGATACCTCTTCGACCGCTCCCGCCGGATCAGCATCGACGAAGGCACGAGCGAGCCCGTGGCCGCCGGCCGCGCGGTCTACGTGATGGAAGAGAGCGCACGGCAAGCTGCTGCGACGATCTTCGACGGCATGGACCCTCACCAGCTTGTCCGCTTCGCGTTCCTGCCCTTCCCGAAGGTCTGCATGGAGTGGCGCTACAAGGACGAGCAGGTATGCGTGCTGCTCGAAGAGGGCTCTGCCACGAACCAGCGAACAGGCGAGGAGTTCGGCGCGGTCGTTGTGGCGATCCTCGTCGAGAACGCGGCCGGGCGCCAGTGGCAATCGTCCCTCTACTACGTGCTCGGTGTGAGCGCGAGCGGCAACATCCCGTGGGACACGTCCTCGGCTAACGACCTGGTGCCCGAAGACAAGCGCATGAGCAGGGAAGCGCAGACCAACATCCTGTCTGAGATCATCGTGCAGATGGCGCTCATCAACGCGCCTAACCTGCGCACCGCCGAGCCGCGCGACGTGAGCAAGCTCAACAAGGCGCGCGAGAAGAAGGGCCAGCCGACGCTTACGCCCTACACCATCATCCGCCCCACCAGCGAGACCCGCGAGTGGATGCGCTCGAACGCCGACGTGGATCGCAAGCCCGCGATGGAGCACTGGGTCAAGGGCCACCTACACACCTATTGGACGGGCCCTAAGAAGGATCAGCAGAAGCCGATCATCAAGCTCCTGGCCCCGCACAAGCGCGGCAACCCGGAGCGCGGTGAGAAGGCGCAGAGGTACGTCGTCACATGAATCCGCGCTGGGGCTTTCGCATTTGGCTCGGCCTGATGGTCGGAGCGATCATCATGGGAGGCTGCGCGTCGCCGCCCAAATACAACTGCGAGTATTGGACACAGTTCGAGCCTGACATGCAGGCGAAAAGAGAGTATTGCTTCCCCGACTGCCCGTCCTGCGGCCCTGTGATCCGCAGCAGAAACCCCTACGAAGGATTGAAGCGTGATGTCGAGCCACAAGGAACTTGACTGGATCATCGAGCGGGCGCCCATCACCAAGGCGATACGTCGGGCGCAAGACCTCTCGATCAACTTCTACTACCTCGCCGACACAGGCATGTCCGAACTCATGGATGCCTGCCACAGCGTCTTCTACGCGGCCCTGGTGGACGTGGACACGAAGCACTACGGCTGCGTGCAGGAACTCGCATGAGCTACGCCGCACAAGTCCGCAGCATGAACGCGCACGAGCGTTTCCAACTCGTGAACGCGCTGCTCGCGATCTCCATCCAGCGGCACGGGCCTCTGTTGCTGACGCCGGCTGAAATCTGCCTCGAACTCATGGGCGGTCACGACGAGAAGCTGTTCGTGCGCGACCTGCCCGATGGCAGCTTCTCGGTGGAGGTTCGCCCGCTATGATCGACGATGACGCTCTGATGCGTGAGTTCCGAATCCTGGTCTCGAAGACAGACCGCATCCGTAAAGAGGGGCGCCGCACAGGCAAGTACCCCTCCGAATACCATGACATGTTGGGCCGTCTCCAGGATGTCAGGCGTGAAGCGCAGAAACGGAAACTCATCGAGAGTTCGCGGGGCGAGACTTTTAGCCCTCGCAATTCTCCGACCTTCAACCCGGTGCGTGGACTGAGGCACTGATGAAACGCCGCGACCAGATCACCCACAAAATCCTCCAACGCTCGCACCTCGAAGATCGCGGCTATCGCGACCCCGAGACGGGCGAGAAGTCGCTGTGCCGCATCTGGGATGGGCCCACCAGCGGCAGCGAGGACAAGACCAGGGGCCACGGCTACGGCCGCATGAACCTCGATGGCGCGACTGTTGCAGTTCACATCGCCGCGTGGGTCAACGAGAACGGCCTGATCCCGCCACGAAAACAACTTGACCATTTGTGCCGTCAACGAGACTGCTGCGAGGAGCGACACTTGAAGCTGAAGACGCACAAGCAGAACCAGCGCAACAAGGCGCCGAAGGCCGCGCCCCCGCCCGAGCACTACATCACTCGGATTTTGCGGCTTTACCCCGGCATCGGGGCGGGCAAGCTGAAGATGATCCATGACCAATGGCCTCCTGAGATGATTGAGCGCGCGGTTCTCGACTGCCCTGTTGGGTTCTTTGCCCACTACCTCAACTCGATGAAGGGCATCGCCTGCGGCCAAGACATCGAAAACGAATTGCGCGCCAAGCTGAAACGCGCCGATTACGTTCGCAGCACGCACCCCCTCGAACTCGAACAGCCGAAGCCCCGCATTGTCGCGCCCTATGACGCGATCCTGTGCCCCGGCATCGACGGAAACGGCTGTGACTATTGCGGCCCCATCGGCTCGGGCCTCCCACCGCCGCCCACTACCATCGTAATGAGCCGGCAGATGTTTGAGCACATCTCAGGCGCAATAATCGGCCACGACATCCCTGCGGAGCGCCTGCCTCCGCCTGCACCCGAGGTAACTGACGAATGACATCTGCACCGAAGATCGGCGTCTACGCCATCATGCGCGACGAGGCCGCCAACGTGGATGCGTGGGTCGACTCCGTCCACATCGCAGACCATGTGATCGTGCTCGACACCGGATCGAAGGACGGCACGCCGCGCAAGCTCGACCAGGCGATGATGCGAGAAGGCGTGAGGCGCTTTCAGATCGCCGAGGGCCATGTGCAGCCGTGGCGCTTCGACGTGGCCCACAACGCCGCGCTGGCCCTGATGCCTGCCGACATCGACATCTGCGTGCCCCTGGCCGCCGACGAACGCCTCAACAAGGACTGGTACGACTGCATACAGGACGCGGTGATCCCGACCGGCCCGATCACGCACCCCACGAAGTTCACTTACCGCTATCAGTTTGCGCCGGGCATGAGCTTCAACCACGACCGCATTCACTCGCGCGACGGCTTCCACTGGCGCTATCCCTTCCACGAAGGCGTCTACCCCTATGGCGAGGCGCCAGAGAAGCGCATTCACGTGCCAGCCCTGAAGATCACGCAGACGCAGAACGCCGCCGTGGATCGCGGCAAGCGCGACCTGGTGCTCGCGGAGATGGCGCTCAAGGAATTTCCGCACGATCCGCGCATGACCTTCTACGCCGGCCGGCAGTTCATGTATGCGGGCGACATCGACCGCGCGCTGATCCTGCTCCACAAATACTTCCATGTGGCGCGGGCCGCAGGGCACAACCACCCGGTCGAGGCGCAGTGGTGCGCCGAGGCCATCGCCGAGTGCTACAGAAGGAAAGCGGGCTGATGTTCGACTGGATCGCAATCGGCTTCGGAGCGTCCCTCGGGGTGTTCCTATTCGTGGTCGCCCTGATCTTCGCAGTGCTCGTGCTCTGCGTGATCGGTGGCCTGATCTTCTGGAGCGTGGCGAAACTTCACAAGCATAACGACGGGGTCGCGATGCGGTGGGACTCCATCGAGCGCCAGGCGGAGGAGCGTTGGGGGGAGATCGACCGAGCAAACCGTCGACTCCTGCGTGAAGCACAGATCGTGCGTCTCAGGCCCTTGCTCACACCGATAAAGCCGATGAGCAAGCAACACCGCGACCTATACTACGGTGATCCGGACGAAAATCTGCGCCTGCACTTCCCTGGCGCCAACATCAAGAAGGGCGGGTTTTACAGGCCATGAGAGTCGAGTTCTTCAACGTCTCGAAGAAGCACCTTTGGACCGGCGATGTCGGCTTCCCGATCCCACGGATCGGCGAGACCATCACCTTCTCGCAACCCGAGGGCAGCGGCTTCCCGAACCGCGTGATCCACGTCCACTACGTCGCCGTGAACGGCATCGGCCGATCCTACGTCGAGGTCTTTGTCAATGAGGAAGGCTCATGAGAATCGCAACCAAGCTCGGCCTCGCGGAGTGGCTGGAGAAGGAAGCCGCCGACAGTGAGCGGTTCCTGCGCAACGCACCCTACTGCTCACCGCAGCAGAGAGCCCGCTTCCTCGCCAACATCTACAACAACCGCGTGGCTGCCTTCGCGATCCGTCGGCTCGAAACTGAGCAGGAGATCGAGATGCTGGAGTGGCAGGCGGGCGGCCAGGCAAACGGCGATGAGCCAGGTCCGATCACGATCCTGCGGCCGGAACCCCCGCCTCCACAGAAGAAGCGGTCGTGGCTCGACAACTTCCGCGATCCGCTCGGAGTCTATGCCTGATGCCATATCGTCCATTGAAGGGTCGCCCAACTCCGAAAGAGTTGCGGCTCGCGGTCGATTGGCTGCGCAAGAACGATGTCGAGGACGAATCCGGTATCGCGTGCCAGAAGGCCGCGAACCTGCTCAAGGGCCTTGCGGGGCACGATGAGCGGAAGATGGAGCTTCACACGATTGGTCTCGACAGCCCCGAACTCCGAGATATGCTCGCTGCGCTGGATTCTGAGGGCCTTCTGCCCTAGTGGGGATTTTCAACCTTTTTCGACCCGCAGAAAATTATTGACGATTTGACGATGAAACCGAGTTTTGGAACCTAATGGCGGCCCGTTCAAAAACACCGAAGCTCGACGCTGCCGTGGCCTGGCTCGCACAGGCGAAGAAGGGCGAGCGCATGGAGGTCTGGCGCGGCCACCTCGACCGTGCGTGCGCGACCCCGGAATCAAACATGAGCAACGCGCAGCGGCGGGCGCACCAGGCGGCCTCGCGCAAGGCCCGCAAGCTCGGCAAGCCGCGACCCGATCCGCCCGATCCATACGCCAAGGTGCGAGACGAGGCACGGCTCATGATCGAGTGGCTTGAACGCAACGAGCTTCGCGGCCTCATCGAGATCAAGATCACAGTGATGGATGCGAAGCAGCACGACCGCATCTACGAAGTCGAGTGCGCAGTGCAGCGCAATGGCCTGGCAGCAGTGCGAGCGCGCAGGTGAGCGGCGCATACTACAACGAGTTCGATCCCTTCGCGGCCGAGTGGCTGCGCAACCTCATCAAGGCGGGTGAGATCGCGCCAGGCGATGTCGACTCACGCAACCTCTGGGACGTGACGCCAGACGATCTCAAGGGCTACACCCAAGTTCATCTCTGCGCCGGCATCGGCATCTGGAGCAGGGCTCTACGCGAAGAAGGAATCCCCGATGACCTCCCACTCTGGAGCGCCAGCTTCCCTTGCCAGCCTTTCAGCACGGCAGGCAAAAAACTTGGGTTTGCTGACGAGCGGCACCTATGGCCCGCCGGGCTGCACCTCATTCGCGAGCGACTGCCTGACCGCATCATTGGCGAACAGACTTCGAGCCTACGTGGACTCGCTTGGATGGAGCTTGTTCAAGCTGACCTGGAGGCAGCGACGTATGCCGTCGGGCGCGTTGATACCTGCGCTGCGGGCTTCGGTAAGACCCCCGGCCGAGCGTACCATTGGCGTCACCGAATCTACTGGTGTGGAGATCGCCGGGTGGACCTCCCCGCAGGCGTCCGACTCACACGGCGCAGGCATGAACCAGAACACGGCGTCGCTGTGCCAGCAGACCCGAGCGATGCTCGCGGGGTGGGCCACACCGACAGCGAGCGACGGCTCCGGTGGGAGGACTACCAAGACGAAGGGCGGTGGCTCGGTGTTCCTGGACAAGCAGGCTCGGGAGTTGACCTCGTTGCCTGCGTCGATGGCGCCTGGCGGCCGGTTGAACGCGGCTCATTCCCGCTGGGTCATGAGGATACCGCGCGTGTGGGACGACTGCGTGCCTACGGCAACGCGCTCGACCTCGAACAAGCCAAAGGCTTCGTCAAAGCGTGGAAAGAGGCCGTCCTCTAGCAATTTGGACCGTATTCTGGGATAGGTAGCCGGCAGCAGGGAGTCGGCCATGCCTGGACCTTTCACATTCGGAAACATGGGCGGCGGTGGAGGCGGTGGCGGTGGCGGTGGCCCGGTCGCCGCTTCGAGCGTCACCGTGACGAATGACGGATACTCGAACGCGCAGGAAATCTTCGACGATCTCCTCTACGTTCCGCTCTCGATCTCCAGCTTCACAGGCGGCAGCACGGTCGAGATCGGCAGCACCGTGAACACGGTCAACCTCGCCTGGTCCTACAACAAGGACGTGACGGCGCAAGAGATCAACCAGAGCATCGGCTCTCTCGATCCGGCCGACCGCACCTACAACATCACGAGCCTCGGTCTCACCACGAACAGGACGTGGACCCTCTCGGCCACCGACGGCACGACTCCGGACACCGCCAACACGAGCGTCACGTTCCTCCCGAAGAGGTACTGGGGTGTGTGGGTCGATGACAATCCGGACAACACCGACATCCTCACGCTCTCCAACGAACTCACCACCAGCCGCGCCAAGTCGATCACCTATGACTGCACAGGCGGGCGCTATCCGATCTACGCCTGGCCGAAGAACCTCGGCGCGCTGACCGGGGTGACAGTTGGTGGTCTCGCGTTCTCGGCATACACCGTGAGCGAGATGAGCTTCACCAATGCTCAAGGCTACACGCAGGACTACTACGTCTTCGTGTTCAATGGCATCCAGACAGGGGCGGCGATCAACGTCGTGTTCTCATGAGCAACATCCCCGGCACTAACATCGCGGCGCCCGTCACCCCGTTCACGACGGACGATGAGTACCCCACGCACGTCGATAAGTATGGGCAGGGCGGCTACGTCGCCTTCGATACGATTGCCGAGCGCGACGCACACCCTGCGGATCGTCTCGTCCTGATGATGATGTGCGGCGTGGTCGAGACCGGCCTGACCTACATCTACAACGGCGAGGACTCGAACAGCGGGCCGGTGTGGACCGCGTTCGAGGGCATCGACGGAGCGACCGGAGCCACAGGCCCGACCGGACCCACCGGCCCCACGGGTGCGACCGGAGCCACAGGCGCGACGGGTGATGTCGGCATCAACTGGCGCGGACAGTGGACTTCGGGCGATGCATACCTGCCCGGCGACGCGGTCTACTACCACCACACCAACATCGAGACGTGGGCGGGCACCTCCTGGTATTGCCTCGATGCGAACACCAACAGCAAGCCCTCGCCGAGCAACCCTGACTGGGATCAGATGGTTCGCGAGGGCTTCACCGGAGACACCGGACCCACAGGCGCGACAGGCGCGACAGGCGCGACCGGCGCTGCTTCCACCGTGCCAGGCCCGACAGGCGCGACAGGCGCGACCGGAGCCACAGGACCGACCGGAGCCACCGGAGCGACGGGCGCTGCGTGGGTGTGGCAAGGTGATTGGAACAGCGCCACGGCTTACGTCACCAACGATGCGGTCTACCATCTCGGGTCGAGCTACATCGCGCTCCAAGGCAGCACCGATGTCGAGCCCGATCTCGACTCCAACTCGGCTTCCTTCTGGGACATCCTCGTGCTCGCGGGCGCCACAGGTCCGACCGGCGCGACAGGGGCCACAGGCGCGACAGGGCCGACCGGCCCCACCGGAGCCACGGGTGCAGACTCCGTCGTTCCTGGCCCCACAGGAGCCACCGGAGCCACGGGGGCCACGGGTCCGACAGGGCCGACCGGCGCGACCGGCGCTGCGTGGGTCTGGCAGGGCACGTGGGACGCCGGCACGGCCTACGTGACGAACGATGCGGTCGAGTTCTCGGGCTCGTCCTACATCGCTCTCCAGCCCAGCACGAACGTCGAGCCTGACCTCGATTCCAACTCCGCATCCTTCTGGGACTTGATGGCCCTCGAAGGCGCGACCGGAGCCACCGGGGCCACGGGCGCGACCGGCGTCACCGGCCCGACCGGACCCACCGGAGCCACGGGCCCCACGGGTGCAGCGGGCTCTGGGTTCGATTGGCGCGGCACGTGGTCGGCGGGTGCGACCTATGCCACGGATGACGTGGTCCGTTTCAACGGCTCGACATACATCGCCGTCGATCCGGTCGGCCCGAGCGCCGATGACCCGACCGTGGACACCGTCAACTGGAACCTCTTCACGAGCATCGGCTCGACTGGCCCGACTGGCGCCACAGGTGCGACCGGAGCCACCGGACCCACGGGTGCGGCAGGCGCAGGCATGACCTGGCGCGGAGCGTGGTCTGGCGTCACGGCTTACGTCGTGGGCGATGGTGTCGAACGCAACGGCTCATCCTACATCTCGATCCTCAACGGCACGAACCAAGACCCCGTGTCGCAACCGACGTACTGGACGCTGTTCGCAGCGGCCGGGGCGACCGGAGCCACGGGTGCGACCGGCGCCACGGGTGCGACCGGAGCCACCGGCCCCACGGGTGCGACCGGAGCCACGGGAGCCACGGGTGCAGCGGGAAGCGGCGGCTCGTCTGCGCGCAAACTGATCGGCCACTTCATCGGCGCGTCGAAGCTGATGTTCACGTCGAAGGGCGCCACCACGGTTCAATCGAACAAGCTCGCCTACTCGCAAACCCTCGGGCGCTTCGTCGCGGTCGGCATCGACACCGACACGAGCAGTGTGCAGACCAGCGAGGACGGATTGGTGTGGACTGTTCGCACGGCTGCGGCTGTAGGCCCGTGGTACTCTGTCTGCTGGTCGGAAGAACTCGACCTGTTCGTGGCCGTCGGCAACGGCTCCTCGAACAAGGTCATGACCTCGCCTGACGGCATCACGTGGACTGGCCGCACCGCAGCCACCGCCGAGAACTGGAACGAGGTCATCTGGGTTGCTGATCTCACGCTGTTCGTCGCGTGCAGCGGATCGAGCGGCACGACCACCGGCATCATGACTTCACCGGACGGCACGACGTGGACGAGCCGCACGATTCCCGACAACACGCGGACCTACTTCGGCCTCGCCTACCACGATGAGACGGGCACCATTGTCGCGACAGGATCATCGGGCACAGGCGCCGACCGCGCCCTGTCTTCGACCGACGGCACGACGTGGACCCAGCGCACGATGCCTTCGGCTTCGACCTGGCGGCGCTGCGCGTACTCGCCGACCCTCCAGCGAACAGTCTGCGTGGGAAGCTCGGTCGCGGCCTACACCGACGACGGCACGACATGGACCGCAGCCACGACTCCGCCAGGCGGCACGGCCTACGAGGTGCAGTGGAGCGAAGAGGCGCAAATCTTCATCGCAGGCGGCACGGGCGGCGCGTGGTGGTCTCTCACGGGTGATGTGTGGACCGTGTTCGACACGACCGGCTTCGCGCACAACTGGATCGGCATCGTCTGGTGCGACGACCTGAAGTGCTTCGTCATGCAATCGCAGGACGGTGCGGCTGCGACCGGCGGTGCGATGACCGCCTCGATCTACAGCTACCCCTTCGTGTCTCCGATGAGCGGCACCTACACGCCGACCCTGACGAACACCACCAACGTCGCAGCATCGACAGCGACCACGTGCCAATGGTCTCGTGTCGGCAACATCGTGACTGTCAGTGGCAAGGTCGCCATCGACCCGACCGCCTCGGCAGCTAACACGGTGCTCGGCTTCTCACTGCCCATCGCGTCGAACCTGCAAGCCGATGAGCAATGCACCGGCTGCGGCTTCTGCTTCGCCGTGCAGCAGGGCCTCGCGATCTTCGGCGACACGACCAACGACCGCGCGACGTTCCGCTTCCTCGCCAACGATGCATCGAACCGCGAGTTCTTCTTCACCTTCCAATACCAAATCCGCCCGTAGGAGATCAGCATGGCCCGCGTACTACTCATCGTCTCGGAGCCCGGCGGCTGGTCCGACGGCCTCATCAGGGGCAACCCGCAGGACTACAAAGAGATCGCAGAGGAGGACTCCAACTCGGGCCTCGACGGCACGTGGATCGACTCGGGTCTCAACCTCGTCACCGGCCGCAACGCCGTGGACCGAAACGGGAATGGCACCGACAAGCTGCTGGTCGTGGTGGCGCGGGAGTCCTGCGACCTGGTCGTGACCCGTGCCGGCCAAGACCCGACCACGGTCAACAGCGTTGTGCCGATCCCGGTCGCCCCGGAAGGCATCACCCAATACACCTGTTTGCTGGGGCGGGATGTGGCTAACGTCTACGTCAGGCTGTTCGCAATGCCCGAGTCCGAGCCCACTCAACCGTGGTGGAAGATTTTCTGGCCCTTCTAGTTGACACAGGATTCTTCTGGGTTCATGTTCGCGCCGTGGCCCCGAGGTGTAAGTCCTTCGACCTGCGCGGATCACGCCCTTTCCAGGGGTTGACCTCCCTAAACTCTGGCCCGGCGGCACCCCCGTCGGGCCCTTCCTTTTTATGAGAGCACCAGGGGAAGCCTTTGCCAGACAAGCCACGCGATCCGCTGATGCGCCTGACCGATAACAAGGCGCGTCTTTCGCAGTTCAAGGTTGTTTCAGGTGGCGTCATCAAGCCTGCACCCAAACCCACCCGGCCGCCGAGCAAGCTCCGCCGCCTGTTGTGGTGGGTGGCATTCTTCGTGCTTACACTTTCGATCCCGTGGTTCACGGGGCTCACGCTGATCTTCAGCGGGGCGTGGGATTTTCTAACCAGAGGGCACTAACCTATGCACAGACCATCCACTGCACGACTCGCCATGCTCGGGGCGGCCTTCGGGTCTCTCATGGCAGCGGCGAAGAACGCCTCCGCTGAGATCAATCAGGCGGCAGAGGAGTTCAACCTCGAAGACTTCCAGAGCGCGCTCCACGCCAAGGGCTATCCGGTCCACGCGCACCAGAAGTCGCACACCGCCTTCCTCAATCAGGAGAGCCGTCGTCCCTCCGAGTCCTACAAGGCGCGTCAGAAGATGCGGCGCCGGTATGACAACGGCCTCACTGTTCCGCCGGAAGTCGAGGCGGCCTACAAGCGCCACGACGCGGAGCGCGCGGACATCGGCCGCCGTCGCGCCAAGTACCACCAACACCCGTCTGTTCTGGTGCGCGCTTGAACGAGTTCGCCATCATCGGGGGCATCGCCCTCGGCACCGCACTCCTGACAGCCATCGCTGCATCACGAGTCGGCTTCCTCATCGGCAAGACGCACGGCTTCCTCGAAGGCCAGGACGCCATCATCAAGCCGATCATCGACCGCGTCGCCAAGGGCGAGGAAGAGATCACCGCCGGCATCTATCAGGCGACATCGCTGCGGACCTGGTACGGCCCGATGCCGGGCACCGTGCTCGGCTTCGTCCATCTCCAGGCGAAACTCAACGGCGAGGTCGGCGAGTTCGCCGAGCACTTCGGTAAGGCGCTGCGCGACGATCCGGGCACACTCGAAGACTGGCACAACGGGTTCATCAAGTTCGCACCCGACCGGCGCAAGGCGCTGCTCAAGGAACTCGGCGACATCCTCTGGTATGTCACGGTCCTCGCGAAGGAACTCAACTCCAGCCTGATCGAGGTGATGGCGATGAACGTCGTCAAGCTCCGCGACCGGCACGCACGCGGCAAGATGAAGGGTGCAGGCGATGACCGTTAAGACAGAAATCTATCCCATGACCGAGTACGATTCCGTCCTCGTTCACGGGCCGCAAGGCTGCGGCAAGAGCGCCAATGTTGACCGCATCGCCAGCTTCTTCAAACTCTCGAAGGTTGTGGACCCTGCGGAGGACTCTGACTCTCCCTCGCTCGAACCCGGCGTGCTCTATCTCACGAACGCACCGCCTGCCGCCTTCGTTGTGCCACGCAAGGTGAACGTCCTAGTCATCGAGTTCGCCCGTCTCATGCGCGCGATCAACGCGACCCAAGGGCCGACCGGGGCCACCGGCTCCGTCAAACCCCTCGACGGCCCGCCCGTGATGGGCACCGTCGGCCTCGCCGCCCTCGGCGCCAATCCGAAAGATGCCGTCGGCTCTGCGAAGGCCGGAACGTCCTACATCCCCATGCCGCCTCTCTACGAGGTGGGCCTCGCCATGCTGGAGGGGGCCATCAAGTACGGCCCGTTCAACTGGCGCGACTCAGCCGTTGACAACCGCATCTACGTGGACGCGGCGAAGCGGCACATCGACCGCTACTGGAACGGCCAGAACCGCGACCCGGTCACGAAAACCCATGAACTCGGGCTCGCTATCGCCGGCCTCCTGGTCCTGCTCGACGCCGAGATGTGCGGGAAGTTGATTGATTCCCGCCCAACGGCTATCCCTGACGGCTGGATCGAGGCGATGGAGGGACGAGTCAAACTCGTGAAAGCCTTCGCCGAGGGTGAGCGCGACAAGCGCCTCGCCAAGCAGAAACCCCAGGAGTAGCCACCATGGCCGCCAAACCCAAGTCAGCGCAGATCACCAAAGCCCAACTCCAGAAGTGGGTGAACCTCGTCAACCGGCTTGGCGGCAACGTCTCCAAGGCGGCGGCGGAGGCCGGTATCCCCGAACGGACCTTCCGTCGCCACCTCGACACCTGCAAGAAGCGCGGTGTCGTCCCTCCCAAACCCTTCGACCCGAAGTCCGTCGTCAAGGTGACTGATGTCACCGACGAGGAACTGCACGAGGTCTGGAGCATCTTCGAGCGTTACGGCTACGACTACAACGCGACGGCCGAAGCTCTCGGCACGAACGAGACTTGGATCAGGAACCGCATCAAGAAGGCCCAGCACAAGTTCGGCTACGAGAAGCGGTCTCTCGGTGCGACGCACGCACAGGCCGCCGCGCCTCTGCCGCTGCCGAGCAAGGGCAAGGTCACGCGCTACATGCTGACCTGCGCACAGAACAACACCATGCTCCACGAGAAGACGTGGGCCGCCGGCATCAACCTCGCGAAGCACTACGACGCCGAGATCAAGGTCTCGACCTTCACCTACATCGGCAACGAGGAAGGATCGCAGAAGCGGGCGAAGGAAAAGTCGAACGAGGCGTGGGGCCGCAAGGTCGAGGACCGCTGGTACGACCCTCGCATCATCCCCTACATCTCCGACGAGTTCCAACAGCTTGCGCCAGGTCTCGTGTGGTGCGGACACTCCAACACGCTGCCGACCGCCGCCGATCCGCTGCGCGGCACGCAGTCTCTCAACGGCCGCGCCTCTGGTGTCTGGCCTCACACCAGGATCGAGATGCGCCCCGTCGCCACGGCCTCGGGTGAAGCCACGAAGTTCAACTTCACGACCGGCGCCATCACCCTGCGCAACTACATCCAGAAGCGCGCCGGCATCGCGGCCGAGTTCTATCACTGCTTCGGGTTCATGCTGGTCGAGGTCGACTCGGACGGCAACTGGTGGTGCCGCCAACTCAACGCCGACTCCGAAGGCAACATCTACGATCTCGACCTGCTCGCGACTCCCGAGGGTGTGTTCGAGTGGATCGACGACAAGATCGGTGGCGTTGAAGCCCTGGCCTACGGCGACATCCACCGCTCGAAGATCGACAAGGACGTTGAGGCCGGTACGTGGGGCCCTGGTGGTCTCGTCGAACTGCTCAAGCCGAAGCGCCAAATCCTGCACGACCTGCTCAACTTCAACCCGTCGCACCACTCGCGTCGCGATCCGCACGAGATGTATAAGCAGCGGAAGCGCGCCGAGGATGTGGTCTACGACGAGATCAAGGGCGACGGCGAGTTCCTTGACGCGATCCACCGTCCCTACTCGCACGAGATCGTCGTCGACTCGAACCACCACCGTCACCTCGACCGCTTCCTGAAGGAAGTCGATTGGCGTGATGACCTGACGAACGCACGCACGATCCTGGAGATGAACCTCGCCTGGCTCTCTGCGATCGACAAGGGCGAAGAGGACGAGTTCCTTGCCTACGAGTGGGCTCTCCGCGAGATGGGCCACGGCAAGCACGCGCACTTCATGAACTGCACCAGCGAGCGGCCCGAGCGCCTGTCTCTCGTGGTCTGCAAGGGCAACGGTGGCGGTGTCGAAGTCGGCGCGCACCACGGCGACAAGGGCCCGAACGGCGCACGCGGCACGCCGCAGAACCTCTCCAAGATGGGCCGCAAGGTCGTCATCGGCGACAAGCACTCGCCGGGCATCTGGGGTGGCTGCTACGTCACCGGCCTCACGGGCAAGATGCGCCAGGGCTACAACACCGGGCCGGGATCGTGGGCCGCTGCGCACGTCCCTGTCTACCCCAATGGCAAGCGCCAAGTTCTGATCGGCTGGATGGGCCGCTTCTTCGCGGCTCGCGACTAGGAGATGCACGTGCTCAAGACCACGCAATTCATCGGCCAAGTTTTCGTCACCAACAAGGAACGGGTGAACTACGTTCGCGGGATCACCGCTGAGTTCGAGGAGCGCCAGCCGCGCGGCTATGCCGCCACCGGGTGCCTCATCGAACCGCGCGGCGACCAGAACGTGATCGCCTTCAACGACATCCCGACTGCAGTCGTCACCGACTACTCGTCGACTCCGCGAGGCGTCGAGCGGGCAGCGAAGTTCGCGGCTCTCGGGCACGCCGAGGTCAACGCCATCTCGTTCTGTGCGCAGAACGGGATCGTCACCAAGGGCGCCATCATGACCCTCGCCTGGTTCCCGTGCATCAACTGTGCGGCGGCCATCGTGCAGGCCGGCATCGGACGCCTCGTCGCGACCGAGCCGAACTATGACTACAAGCCAGAGCAATACGACTTCCGTGGCGCTCTCCGTGTTTTGGAAGATGCAGGCGTGGTCGTCTGCTTCGAGAAGTAGGAGCTATCAATGGGCTACAGCCCGAAGAACCAATACGAACTGACATGCACGCAGGAGCAGGCCGCCGCGTTCGAGGCGATCCTGTCCGAGCGTGAATATCAGGACATGCGCCAGGAGCGCGACGCAGGCCAGACCTTCCACAGCGTCGAAGACTTCCTGCTGTTCATGCAGCACTACATGACCAAGACCATCGCGGTCGCGTCCGAAACTTGGGGGCCTGATGCCAAGCCCAAGACCCTCGACATGATGCGCAAAGTCGTGGCTCTCGGTGTGGCGTGCATGGAACAGCACGGCGCACCCCGTCGGGAGGGCTTCTAACATGACAACGGGCCACAACCGCCAGATCAGCGCCGACGTGAAGGCGAAGGTGAAGAAGATCGTCAGCAGCGTTCGCAAGCTGAAGGCCGAGCAGAAAGAGATCGGCGAGGAGATCAAGAACATCCTCGCTGAAGCCAAGGCCACCGGCCTCGACTCGACAGCCATCCGTGAACTCATCACTGAGATGGACAAGAAAGAGAAGAACCCTGAGAAGTGGCAGGACAAGGAAGACATGAAAGATGTCCTCCGCATTGCCCTTGGTATGGTGTGATGATGGACTTCAACGTCGTCCAATGGATCGGGGAGAACGTCGCGAAGGTGCTTCCCTTCCGCACGATCTACTCCTACGAGCGGGGCGTGCGTTGGGTCTTCGGCAAGAACCCGAAGGAACTGAAGCCCGGCCTCCGCTGGTGCCTCTACTTCATCCACCGCGTCGAGCAGTTCGCCGTCGTGGAGCAGATCATCAACCTGCCCACGCAGTCGGTCGTCACCAGTGACGGCCGCGCGGTCTGCTTCTCGGCCAACATCTCTATCGTGATCGACGACGCGGTGAAGCACTACTGCGACGTGCAGAACTTCGAGCAGTCGGTTCGCGACCTCGCCATGGGCCACCTGTTCGAGCGCGTCTCGTTGCAGAAGATGGAAGACCTGGTGAAGCGCGAGACGACGAAGAAGCTGGAGACCTCGCTCGAAGGTACGCTGACGACCCGCCTCCGCGACTGGGGGACTCGAGTCGTTGGCGTCAGCTTCACCGACTTCGTGCCTGTTCGGAATCAATTCCGGCTGTTCCAAGATCAGCCGACAGCCAAGGTGGTCTGATGTCACTCGCCGAACTGCTGGTGCTTATGGACTCACGCGACGTGAGCCTCGCCCAGCTTCAGAGCTACCGGCCGACCACGGGCAAGGTCTACGCCGCGACCGTCGGCTGGTTCCGCCAAGGCATCGCGGGCCCCTGGTCCTCGTCCTGCGCCAACGGAGCCACGCAGGAAGAAGCTCTCGCCACCGCCATGAAGTCCACCGGCCTGTTCCCGGAACTCGGCAAGGCCCGCCGCCGTCGCGAGGACTTGCTGGCATGAAGGACTTCCTGACCATCGAAGAACTGCTCGACAAGCTCGAAGAGGAAGGCTTCCGAGTCGACACGGCGCACTGCCGCAAGACCGTCGGCCCCTCGCGCTGGGATGTGCAGGTTCGCAACGCACTCGACATCGCGTTCGCCGGGTGTGGCGGCAGCTTCCGCGAGGCCCTACTCCAAGCGACCGGCAATGGCGGCGCCATCATCGGCCGGCGCTCGTCGCTCGAAGAGGATCGCCCGAAGAAACGCAAACGCCGTGAGGACTTGCTCGCATGATGATCTGCTTGAGACGAGAGGTCGCGTGGCTACAGGTGCGCGGCAACCGCCGCCGTCAGGTGAAGGGGCAGACCTTCTTCGGGAAGATGTTTGCCACGTTGAACCCGAGGAGCGCCGGGCGGCAGTTGCTCATCAAGGATATTTGGGCGGGCCCCCTGGTCATCCGCCTCGAACACTGGAGAGAAGTCGATGCGTAGGAAGTCGAAGAACCAGCTTCGTGAAGAGGAGCTTCGCGCACGCGAGGCCGCCGCGCTGGTCGTCATCAAGGCTGCGCGCAAGAAGCCCGACCTGAAACCCGTCGAGGGTTTCGAGGGCATGACGCGGCATCAGGTCTCGTCCTACATGGCGCGTGAACGGATGCGCGCCGAGGCCGAGGAAATCCGGGGCAACAAGATCAGGGCGAACCAAGCCCGAGGCAACCAGATGCGCGCGAAGCAGATGCTCGCCTATATCGACCAGCAGGCGCAGGCATGAAGATCGCGGCTCTCCCCAAAGGCCCCTTCGGTCTGGTCTACGCGGACCCGCCGTGGCGCGTGGCGACCTACTCCGACAAGGGCCGCAACCGGCTGCCCGACGGAGACGTGGGCCACTACCAGACGATGTCGCTCGACGATCTGAAGTCGATCCCCGTGGCCGATGTCGCCGCGAAGGACTCCATGCTCATCATGTGGATCATCGACACCCACCTGCCGCAGGCGCTCGAACTCGGCGCGGCGTGGGGGTTCACCTACAAGACGGTCGGTCTCTACTGGCCGAAGCTGCGGAAGCTCGGCGCCGACGGCAAGCCAGGTCGCGAGGCGAAGACTCCCGAGAAGGAGTTCCCGGCCGGCATGGGCTATTGGACCCGTGCGAACCCGGAGCAGGCCCTCCTGTTCACCAGGGGCAAGCCGACGCGGATCGACAAGGGCGTGCCGAAGCTGATCCCGTTCGCCGACTACCCCATGACCATCTGCGCGAACCGGCGCGAGCACAGCCGGAAGCCCGACGAGGTCTACAGCCGGCTCGACCGCCTGCTCGGCGACGTGCCCAAGCTCGAACTGTTCGCCCGCACCTCCGCCCCCGGCTGGACCGCCTGGGGGAACGAGGTCGGGAAGTTCGATACGAAACCTCGGAGATCGAGTGCCGATCTACTAGGATAAGTATCGCAGGGGCGAGGCTGGACCCGCCTTGGACGACATGGCCGGTACGTCGGAGCCTCCAGACTCCGACCCTCACCCACGGGCTTCTAATCGAGCCTGCACGTAACAGGAGAGTAGCATGACCCAGATTGGCGAAAGAGCCCCCGTCACCTTCGGATACGTCGGGACGTGGTCGGGCAAGAAGGTCTGGCTCGATGCCGACAAATACGACGACGAGTCGATCTGCCTCCGGGACATCCTCCACAGCCTGCCCCATGTGAACCGCTACATGGGTGGGACGCGGCACCCGATCTCCACGGGCCAGCACACCCTCGCCTTCGCCAGGGCCGTCGAGCGGGCAGGCTACGACGACATGCACGTCCGGTGGGCCCTGATCCACGACATGCCCGAGTACGTGATCGGCGACATCCCCCGGCCGTTCAAGAAGCAGATGCCGATGATCCAGGCGCTCGACGACCGCATCCTGCTCACGCTCTCCCGCCGCTACGGCCTGCCCGAGCAGATGCCCGACATCCTCCATGCATGGGACCAGATGATGTGCAGGAACGAGATGGACCTGGCGGGCAATCAGGAGATCGACATCAGCCTCCAATGGTGGAAGCTGCTCGAACCCGTGCCGAACGTGGACCCGGCCGACCTGCGTCAGCGGGCGCCGGTGTCGGTGCGGATCGAGCTTCGCGCCATGTGCAAGAAGTACGGGATCGTGTGACAAGATGTCGGCACTTACTAACAACTGCCGACGAATTGTAACACTGGCGCTGTTAGTGTCCGGTCTGATGTTAGGATCGTGCGCTTCGACTCCGGTCGATGACCGGCCAGTCGTCCACATCTTCAGGCAGATGATCCTGGTGCCATACGTGGCGCCGGTCGAGGAATGCTGCTGGTATGAGCCGCCGGCCGACGAGGACTACGGCCCGATCTAGGAGCCTGCGAAGGCGTCCTTGATGAAGGCGACGGTCAGGCCGACGGCGACCGAGACGAAGACCGCCACAGCGGCAGCCATCGTCCCGACCTTCGCGACCCAAGAAGTCTTCCAATGTTCGAGCGTGTTGATCCGCCCGTCTAGTTCCTTGTGCGTCATGGCGTCGGCGAGGTTCTTGGCCTGCGCCGCGTCACGGACGTTCCCCACCCGTTCAACGATAGTGGCATTCGACTGCGCGAGCAGGTCGAGCTTTTCTTCAATGCGTTGGAGTTGGGCGGGGTCGAGCATCTTACGCTCCTGCCAGGTCGAGCAGCATGTCGCGGGCTTCCGCATACTTCGCGGAGTTCGAGGCGATCTGCTTGGCGAGCGCGTCCTTCAGTGCAGCTTCGTCGTCAGACGAGAGCGTGCCCTTCAGTGACGCAATGAGGCCCGGCAGAGACGCAGCGATCTCCTGCCCGGCCGCGATCAATGCAAGAACGGTCTTGAGGTCCATGTGTTCCTCCTACGACGCGAGGCCAGCAGCCTTCAGGGCCGCCGTGACTTGCGCAAGCGCCGCGACCACCGCAGCCGTGGCTTCAGACGCTTCGAGAGCGGCGCCGTCAGCGTAGAGCTTGCGGGCCTTCTGCACAGCGGCTTCGGCATTGTTGAGGAGGGGAACGAGCTTCGCTGCCGTCGGCTGGTCGATGAGACCGGCGCGGCCTGCGGCGAGGACACGGTCGAGCGCGAAGCCGTAGAGGTCTTCGAGCACGAGCAGGGCCTTCTCGTCGTAGGTGGCAGCTTGTTCGTTCTGGGTGAGGGCTGCGAGTTGAGCGCAACCCGCCGCCGGCACCATGCAGAGCACGGCGACGGCGGCGATGAGGGGCTTCATGAAAGCCATGTGCGCTTACTCCGCCACTTTCTTGCCGACCGGCGTGGTCGTGACGACACGCAGGAGGACGTTGATGGCGGCCCACGCCGAGATCAGGGCGTTCTCCGCGCCATCGGCGCCGAGGCCGATCTGCGCGATGGCTTGGACGGCTTCGTCGCCCCACAGCACGCCAGCGACAGCGGTCGCGACGTTGAATGCGATGGTGCGGAAGCCCTTGAATTTTTCGAGGAAGCTCATTGTAGTTCTCCGGGTTTGAGGTCGCAGGATGCGGCCTACGGGTTAGAGGTTGAAGCCCACGCTGTTCGAGTCGATGGACTCAACGGCGGCTTCCACGACCGCGACACGGGCCGCCAACGCGGCAAGCGCAGTGTCGAGCAGCGTGAAGCCCGAGCGCACCGTGTTCTGGAGCGCCACGTGACCGTAGACGGACAGCGGGAGGGAGTAGTTCGCGGTGACGGGCGGGGTGACGGCGGCCATGACAGTTCTCCTGGGTTTGGACGGCTTTAGCGCCGCCCTTCAATGACCCAGAGATAGCTGATCTGCGTGCCGCAGTGCAACCCCTTAGCTACCGACCTGAAAACACTGCTCAATGGTCTCCAGAGGGGCCTCTGGGATGCCGGGCGCGGTGGCGCGCACCACACGCACCCCCAGCGATTCGAGCTTCAGCACGGACTGCGTGAGGCTCGCGGCGAACTTCGGGTAGTTGGCCGCGTAGGTCTGCCGCTTGTGCTTGGTGTGCCACTGCGTCGCGCCGTCGGCCGCGATCTGCATGTCGATACCGAATAGGACGATCTTCCTAGCCCCAAGATGATAGGCGAGGTTCACCGCCTGCGTCCCTGAGTCCCATCCGTGCAGCGTCGTCGGGATCAGCGAGAAGTTCCGCCGGTCGCGCCAGTAGCGGAGGATGCGGGGGTGGTTGCAGGTCTTCACCTCGGAAGTCGCGGTCGAGATCAGGCCCTCGAACTTCGCGAGCACGTCCTTGCTGTTCCACTGCCACCAGGAGGCGTCGGCGAAGTGCAGCCAGTCGGCCCACGGCGCGATCTCGAAGCTCTGGTTCACGGCAATGCACGCGCTGCGCTTCGTGACGCTGATGTCGAAGTTCTTCAGCGACGGCCCGCCGCCGATGATCGACACGACCTGGCCCTCGAAGATGCGGGGGTGCGTGTGGGGCTGGATGCCGCGCGGCGCGTGCGGATTGTGATCCGGCTTGATCCTGCCGGCGAACCGCGCGTGCTTCTTCTCTGCTTCAGCGAGAGCCTTGCGCACTCGCCATGGAACGCCGTCCTTCATCACGTCACCACGAAGATCAATCCAGAGTTGGTGGAGTCGACCGGAGCGCCACCGCCACCGCCCGTCGTCATGGCGAGCGCCATGAAGAGATACGCGGTGCCGTTGACAGTTGTGTATTCGATCTCGAAGCCGTCGGATGTGAAGCTCGCGATCTCGCCAGCGACGAGCCCGTCCACCGTCGGGTTGCCGAGGGAGATCAGGCTGCCGTCGTCGTTCGAGTAGCAGATCGAGTTCGAGGGGTCCACGTTATCCTGGCTGGCGAGCAGGTACATTCCCGAGTCGCCGCCATTCTCGGTGACACCCATGTAGCTCGTCGCGTTCGCCGCGTTCGGACCCGAGGCCGTGTTGATCGTAGTCGAGCCGCCGCCAGCCACGAACAGGATTTCGGGCTCGAACGAAAGGCCGGTGACGGTCTGCGTCCCGGTCGTCGTGCGCGTGAGATAGTCGTCGAGATGGAAGTCGATGCCCGGCGCTTGGATGGCGAGAGTCGACATGATGATGCTGGAATGCGAGGCCGACGGCGTGACGCTGTAACCGCTCGCGTCGTAGTCGCCGATGGTGACTTGCGCGCCGAGCGATGGCGACGTGCCGCCATTGAGGAAGACCGCGATTCGGTTGTCGAGGACGCAGAAGTTCGAGCGGTTCACGGTGAGCGTGCCCGAGCCATCTCGCCGGCCGATGCAACGCTGAGTGTCCGAGCCGTCGTTGATCCCGATGCCGAACGAGAACAAGCCGAAGCCGGCGCCGCTCGAAGACAGGCCAACCGCGCTACGCGCACAGTGCGCGGCGAACACGATGTCAGGCTCGAAGCCCGGCGCAGTCTGGTCGAGCGCCGACGTGCCTGTGCCGAGGTTGATCTCGGCGAGGTGAGCGAGACAGTCATCGCCTCCGAAGACGATCATCGTGAACTGACGAGTCGTTGCACCCGAGATCGGAGCGTTGACGAAGTTGAGCGACACTTCATCCGCATCGCAGCCGTGCAGATAGACTTCCCAATCCTGGCTGAAGACCGAGCCCGTGTAGAGCAGGGCCAGTTGGTATCGGGTGTTGGATGATTGGACACTGTTGTTGTCCTGAATAATCATCTTGTTTTCAGACTGCGGTTGCCCGTCGCTGTTACTGTCCTCGTCAGCCACAGCGAAGCCGATGGAGTAGTCAGGCCCGCGCTGCGCGCCGTAGGCCGTGCCCGCCGTCCCGTTCGCCGGGTCGTGGTAGTTGGTGAGCAGGATGACGGCCTTCGGAATCTCGCCGCCCATATCGACGGCGTAGTCCACCACACCCTTCGCGGCCTGCGTGAAGGTGATGACTTGAACCCTAGCCATTAGCCGATCCTCGTGCCCATGAGCGTGATCGAGATGCCGAGCAACGCGCCGAGCGATGCCGGCGCGACGATGCCAAGCCGATCACCAGCGGCGAACGAGACCGCGCTGGCGAACGTGAAGCTGCCCGTCTGCGATCCACCGTCGAAAGTGATCGTGCCGATGCTCGATCCGTTCTTCTGGATGTCGAAGGCAACGCTGGCAGAGTTGGAGTCATCCGTGGTCGGGGTCTCCGCCCACGTCTGCGACCCCGTGAGGGACGCCGGCAGGATGAACGGGCGGCTCGCCACGTAGGTCACGCGGCGGTTCGCGTCGCCCGATCCACCGACGAAGAAGAACGCCGGATCGAGAACGCGGAGTCGACCATAGAGATCGTCGAGCGCGCCGGCCACCGTGGTCTCGTCCGAGTTCGAGTCTCCGCCGTCGCCGGAAGAGTAGGTCACGGCGCCCGCGTCGACTCCACCGCCCGAGATGATGTTGCGGATGCGGAGGTAGAGATCATCAAGTGCGTCAGCGACGTTCGTCTCGGTCGAGTTGGAGTCGCCGTCCGTGCCAGAGTCGTAGGCCACGGCGGTCGCGTTCACTGCGCCGCTGATCGCACGGATGCGCTTGAAGAGTTCGTCGAGCGCCTGTGCGACCGTGGTGTCTTCCGAGTTCGAGTCGCCCTCGTCGCCAGCGTCGTAGGACACATCCGTTGCCGTGACAGTCGCAGCAGCAGCCGCGACCCAGGCGGCACCGTTGAAGCGATACTTCGAGGCAGTGCCGATGTCCCACACCTCCCACCCTTCGAGCGGGGTGAAGTAGACCCACGTGTCCACGTCGAAGTAGATGATCGAGTTCGCGGCTCCAGAGTTGGAGTCCTCCGCAGACAGGATGTGCCGGTCGCCGTTCGTCGGCGAGTCAGGAAGCTCCGTGACGAAGCTAAAGACCACCGCCTGCGAGAGGATGGACAGCTTGCGCAGGTCTTCTGTTGCTGCGTCGCCCCAGCCGTCTTCACCGACGGAGTAGCCGCCGCGCAGGCCGAGGTTTGCGAAAATACGGGATGCCATGTCAGTTCTCCTGCGTGTCCATTATCACGATCCGCCGCCCCACGAGAAGCCCCAGTTGAGGCCCCAGCCGCCGTAGCCAACGCGGATCAGAAGGTCGTGGCCTTGGATGCTTTCATTGCCGTCGCCGTCCACCGCTTTCACGTTGACGCGCACGAGGGTCTTTCCGGCATAGTCATAGGGATCGAGCACGTAGCTCTCGCCCGTCAGCCCGGCGTGCGTGGCGATCAGCGTGCCGCCTGCGCTGTAGATGCGGATGGTGGTCGTCACCCCGACCGGCGGAGTGATGCCGTCGTCGTCCCATGAATAGACCGTGGTCTCTTCCATGTCGCGGTTGCGGTTCGCCCACGTGATGGTGATGTCGCCGTCTGCCTCGGCAACCGACACCAGGTCGATCTCGCCAAACCCGAAGCCGTTGGCCCGCACCTTGGCAGGGCGGATCGGATCGTTGGGGCGGTTCGAGACTGTGACCGGCTGCGCCGTGGCGTCCGCGAGCGCGAGCGTCCCGAGCGAGGTCTTGGGCAGCACCTTGTAGTTCACCGTCTGGCCGTCAGCGAGCGCAGTGGCGTCGCCGAACTGCACCGCTGGAGAGAGGAACCAGATTTCCGTTCCGGCGGGCCACGCCTTGGGAGTCGTATCGAGCATCCCACGGTCGAGGGTCCACACGTTATTCGAGTCGATCTCGCGCAGGAAGGCAAGCTCCTGCTCGTCCTCGTCGCCACCGATCAGAACGAAGCCGTCCGTCTCGGGGCCAGTGCCCGGCGTCGTCGTGGCGAACTCGATCAGCGTGTCAGCTTCCGCGTCGAGATCGTTGATGAGAGTCGACCGGCCGGTGAGCATACGCTCGCCGAGGCTGCCGTACTCCAGTGAACCCCCGAGCGTCGTCTGCTCGCTCCAGAGTTCATAGCGAGACGTGTCGCCGTCCGACTGCGTGGCGATGATCGCGGCGAAGGTCTCGTCCGGATCAGGGAAGCCGCCCGAGAACTGCGCGACGAAGAACGCCGGCATCGTGAAGGTCTTGATGTAGGCTGCCTCGGAGGGTGTTGCGCCGTCCTCGTGCAGTGTGGCCGGCGGGGCGTAGTACGCGCCAACGCGGAAGCCGAAGATGTCTTCGAGCAGGGAGAGCCTGATCTTCGAGTCGGTCGTGCGTCCATAGTCCACGGACCCGATGCGGAAGATCACACCGAAGAGACCGAGGGCCGCGTTCGAGACCTTGATGACTCCACCGGGCACGATCTGCGAGTTCGTCGTGCGGAAGATTTCGAGTTCGCAGGACGCCAGCGGTGCAGACGCCGTGCGGCTATCGCGGACAGCCAGCTTCGTCGCCAGGTCGGGGTTGCGCACGCCATAGTAGTCGCGGTTGTCCGTGACCACCGAGCCTTGCGAGATCACGTTGCCGAGGTCTTGCCAGGAGACGGTAGCCTTGTCCTCGTTCGCAGGGTTCGTGAAGCTGACCACGATCTCGTTGATCGTCTCGCCCCACGACTTGCGTTGGAAGTTGGTGAGCTTGCAGTTGCTCTCGTCGAACTCAGGGATCGTGTCCGGATCATAGTCATCGCGCAGGAGCTTGATGTGGAACAGGCCGTCGGCCGGGTCCGTGTAGACGGTCGCCTGGATGTGGTCGAGGATTTCACTGACGAACGCTTCGGGGGTGTCCTGCTGGAACCAGCCCATGCTGAGACCGAACTCCTCGTCGAAGAGGGTCTGCGCAGCAGCGATGAAGGACGCGACGTGGATGCCGGCAGCAGAGCCACCCATGAGGTTCGGGTCCACGAGCACGTCGTAGATCATGTGGGCAGGGTTGCAGTCGTCGCCGATCATGGCGGTCTCGTCGGGCAGGACGCCGGTCGTGTATTCCGGCTCGCCTGTGACCTTGACCCACGCCGTCTTCAGGTAGGGGTTGTTGTAGCCCCACACGAAGCCGGGGAGGTTCTGGCCCGCGCTACCCGCTACCGGCGGAAGCCCGAAGCGAGGGTGAGGCAGACCTTCCGGGTTCTGCACGCCGGTCCCGTTGCCCACCATGAAGACGGACGCGAAGCCACGGAAGCCAGGGCAGGTCGCGGTGGTGAGGCCCAGCTTCGCCGCAAGGCCCTCGGGCATCGTCTGGTTCTCGTCGCCGGGCAGGAAGTAGATGTCGCCTTGGATGCCGCCTTCCTTCTGCACGCCACCGAACAGGTCGATGTTGTTGATGCCGATGATCGTCTGGGTGTCGAGGTCTCCCTCCCACGCCAGCTTCTCGCCGAAGAACAGGCCGCGCAGGCGCACGGGCGCCAGACACACGCCGAAGTGCGTTGAGAGCCGGTACTCGGCAACCCGCATCTTCTGTGACTTACCGCCCATCGCGGACCCTCTTCATCTCGACGACCTTCTTTGCCAGGCCGTCACCCTTCTCGATCAGTTCTTTCGCGTCGATACCATCGCGCAAAAACGCCTTGAAGTCCAAACCGTGAAGCTCGAACCACTTGCGGGCGCCCTTGACGCAGTAGCCGGCGGCGCGGATGTCAGCGATGTAGACGATCACTTCTTGCCTCCGCCGGTCTTCACCTCGAACTCGCGCACGTTCTTGTCGCCGTACCAGAGGAGGTTGATCCCCTTGATCGTCATCGTGCCCCAGACGCGCGGCATCGGCTTCCCTGCCTCGGCGACAGGGGCCTCAAGGTCTTTCGCGCTCTCCGCCTTCGGGCCTTTCGGCTTGGGCAGGATGAGGTTCGCCACGATAGAGACGGCGATGGCGATGAGAAGCTGGACAACCCAATCCCAGACCATGTGTCACCCGTAAGGATTGACGGGGGTGCCGATGGGATTCTGTACGGGAATCCACGGGCAGCCGCCGAAGTTGTGAATGTTCGAGTGCAGGCCAGAGCAGTGATCCATCTGGTGGTTGCACCCGAGGGAGATGCGAACGACCTGCGTCGTGAGCAGGGTGGTCGGGCCGCTCATGTAGACGGTGTAGCCGTTCGACGACTCCTCCACCTCGAACACGGTCCTGATCTCCACGTTGCCAGCAGGCGTCGTCCATTCGATGACACCGCCCTTGAAGTTCTCGATGACGCTCGGCGGCGCGAAGCCGTCGGGCAGACCGATCTCCAGGGCGTTCTCGACTACGGAGTTCGGCAGCACCGTAAAGGTGGCGGCTGCTCGGTTCGCGTTGCACTGCTTCGGCCCGGTCGAGTAGAGCGTGTGCGTGCAGGTGAGTTGGAAGTGACGGCGGAGGCCGGCGCGTCGCAGAGAGGTCGCCAGCGGCTCGCACGTGAGCACGCACTGGTGGGAGCCATCGCCTTCGTGCTTGCCATTGAGGACGCGGCCGACCCAGATCGAGCGCCACTCTGTGACGCCTCCCTCGGACAGGTGGCCCCTGAAGATCGTCATCGAGATCGGGTAGGATGGCGGATACGCGCGATAGAGTTGCGCGATAGCGGCCGTCGTAGGCACGCGCAGTTCGAGGCTCTTGCGGTCGAGCGTGCCGCTCGCGGTGATCTTGCCAGCAGAGACCGGGATCGGCTCGTAGGTCACGTCGTCCTTGATGATCGGCTGCTCCGCGTCGGTGTAGCCGTAGACCGATAGAGTCGCGACGCCGTACCTGAAGAGGATCAGGTTGACGGGCATCCCATGCTCGCGGCTCTCGTCGTATTCGTCATAGGCGTTCGTCATCAGACGATCTCCGAGTTCGATTGGTCGTCGCCGTCTTTCGCGGACCACGGTTGAGTTTGCACAGTGAAGGCGACCTGGCAAACTTCGTCCGTCAGGAACTCGAAGCTGCACTGGTCGGTCGCGAAGCGCCACAGGGGCACCCAGCAAATCTTCTCCACGTCTTCGAGGTCGATGTCCTGGCCCATGGTCTCGGTGAGTTGGATGATGCTCTGCCCGTCACCGTTGGAGTCGACCTCGGCGAAGATGTCCGCGATCTGCTTGTAGACGATGGTGCCGTCGAGCAGGACCAGAGCGACTCCCGCGCCGAAGCGAACCGGGTCATCCGCGTAGGTGCCTGCGAACTCCACGCCATCGACCACGATGATGTCGTCTCCCGACACCCAGCCTTGCGCGGCGTCGATGTCATACTCCCAAGTCGGCATGTAGAACTCACGGCACTGCCCGGCGCAGCGGAAGAAGAACTCCCGCAGCATCTCGGACTGTGCGAAGTCGCGGCCCGTGTAGTTGAGCACCAGGCGCTTCTGCTGGAAGTCCACGTCCGCGATGCGGTCGACTCGGCCGACCTCGAAGTTGATGAAGACCGTCGGGTGGTAGTCCACCGTCTGCGGCGGGTCAGCCCAGTTCGGCTTCTCCAGCCAAAGCTCTCGCGAGTCGAACGTCTGGAGCGGCGAGGTCGCGGGCTCGACAGCCTGCGTGCCAGGTCGAACGAAGAAGCGCGGCGTCACCGTCTGCACGGTGTTGGTGAGCATGTTGCCGCTCGTCTCGTCTGCGATGAAGCAGGAGAGCGCGGGGTAAATCTTGGTGCCGACAGGCCACTCGATCTCGTCGTCCGATTTGAAGCGGACCAGGGGTGCGGAGTTGGAGTCCTCCGTCTCGAAGTCCACACGACGCAGCGACCAGTTCGTTCCATCGTGCAGGATCACATAGGCGTTGTTCTCCGCCAGCCACCACGGGATGTCGCCGTCGATGTAAGCCTCCAGCGTCTCGGCCGGCATGACGGCAGAGGTCGTGACATAGCGCGTGATCTCAGGGACGAAGAACCGACCGCGTTGGTTGCCCACCATGAGGCGCTGATACTCGCGACGCTCAAGCCGGGTGAGCGCGACCTCGAACTCCACCTGCATACGCGGGGTCTGCCGGTATTGGATACGCTGCTCGCGCCCGTTCGCCGAGGTGATGACCTCGGTGAGGAAGGCGTACTCGATGTTGTAGGACGCGGCCCAGTTGGGTTTGTATTCCCAGACCTGATCCGTCAGTTGCGGAACGCGGAAGCCGGTGACATCGAGTTCGAGGATGTCGCCAAGATCGAAGGACAGCGTGAAGGAGTCCGAGAGCACTGTCTCGCCTTCGCCATCCGCCGTGAACGAGAGCGTCTGGATTTGCAGGGCGCCGAATGCGACAGGCACCGTGCCGTCGTATGCGACCTCGGTGCCGAATGCCGGCGTCACAGTGTTGAGCACTGCGTCGTCGAAGTAGGCGTTCCACACGCGGACCTGGATCGTGGTGTCAGCCGCGAAGGTGCCATAAGCCAGTTCGTTCGGGATCAGGTAGATGCGGAAGTAGAAGTCGTCGAGGAACGTGAACTGCCGCTCGCCCGTGCGCTGCTCCCAAAGCGTCTGCACCATGAAGTAGTTCGTGTCGGGACCAGTGATCCCGGACTCCAACTCCTGCGCGTGCGTGCGTGCGCCAGGCTGCACAGCGCCAGCGACGCCGGTAGCTGCGCTACCAGGCGTCGTGAACGTCTCCATGAGAGGCTGGATCGAGCTAGCCATTACGCACCCGCAGAGTTCGAGTCTTCCTCGCCGACAGCGTAGGCATAGCCCACCCACAGGGAAGTCTCAAACTCGGGCGGGTTCGAGCCAGAGTTGGTCGACTCGGGCATGGTCGTCTCCGCGCGGCGAGCGTGCGAGGGGAAGACGCGCCAGAGCATACCACCGACGATGATCTCTGCGCCCGGCTGGAGGTCTTGCATGTTGACGTGACGCACGCCGGCAGGCTTGCCGATGGGCCGGAACTCCACGTCGCCGACGATGGGGTCTGCGTTGTAGAGGTTGATCGGCGAGAGCATCTGCTGGTTCGCGAACGGCGAGCGACCGCGTGCGAGGTAGCCATCGTTGATCGCATCGTTGTAGCCACCGATGACCGCGTTCACAGGGAAGCTGAGCAGCGGCGTTGTGTTGGTGGCCGTCGAGCCCTTGAAGAAGCGCCACGGGTAGAGGTTGTCCGCGTGCTCCACATGCACCCCGCCGCACTCCGCCGCGACCCTGCGATCACTGCGGGCGCCGAAGAGGTACTTCATGTTGATGCTGTAGTATTCGCGCGTGGACGACGAGCTACCAGGTCCGTCAGTCGTGCCGATGCACTCGCCGCCCTGATAGTCGCCGACCTTCTCAAGGTTGCCGATATACATGTGGCGGTAGAGGTTCGCGCCATACTCCACGATGATCGCGATGTAGGGCTCGGGGGTGAGCGCGCCGATCAGGTGAAGCTGCGTCGGCAGGACCACGGCCGGCGATCCAGCGCCGACGATAGGCGACGCGAAGACGGCGGCTCCGACTTGCAGCGCGTTGATCGCGGAGTTGGACTCCTCGTCGTATTGGTGGCCCGCGACCGACAGGGTGTGCGTGCTCCCGGCGACAGACGCGGTGACGCGGAACGGGATCGCATCGCTCGCCTCGAAGGCGGAGTTCGATCCGGAGTTCGAGTCGCCGCCCTGCGGCCTGCGGATGATCGGGGTGGACGGAGTCGTGAGGTCCGTCTCCCACCCGATGGTAGCAGCGAATGCCCCGACCAAAGTCGGGACATCCGTGATCGCGCTGATGGAGTGGATTTCGTAAGCCATTAGCTGTTGCTCTCCTCGTTCGCGATGTAGGCACTGTTACTATCTTCCGGCCCGCGTGTCACGGCGAACCAATTGCCGAGGGCGGTGCGGAAGGCGTTCTGGAAGACGATGTGGACGGAGTTCTCCGCCTGGATCACGTTCTCGATGGTCTGGCCGCGACCGGGCACGCGGTAGACGCCATCAAGCACACCGAAGGTCTGATCGCTCGGGCTGGCCTGCGTGAGCGTGAACGGCGTCAGGGTGAAGCCGTCGCCATAGGCCGCCTGCTCGCGAGCACTGACGCTCTCGTAGCCGTACTGGCCGGCGCCCGAGTTGTTCTGGCCGCTGTTGAGCACGGCCCCGAGGCCGAGGCCCACACCGAACCACGCAGGGCCGATGTTGGCCGGCGCCGACGTGTCGTTCTTCGAGACCTTCAGCCAGTTGCCCGAGGGATCGAGCATCCATGCCGACGGGTTGTAGCCGCTCGATCCGCTCGACGAGTTCGAGTTCGAGAAGCAGAACAGCGAGTGGTCGTCGGCAACCGAGGTGTGCGAGGTCGCCTCTTGCGATCCGCCCGAGCCCGCCGATCCACCGATGAACATCGGATACGTGTAGACCGTGGGGTCCGCGTAGGGGAGGAAGAAGCCGGCATACATCGCCTCATAGACGGTGCCGACCTGGACGACGATGATGAAGCGGCGGCCGTTGGCGATGAACCAATAGCGCATCGTGTTCGGGCGCGTGAACATCTTGACCGGATACGGGGTCATGTTGACGTGCAGGTTGTAGGCCGTCGCCGACTCCACGACACCCGTGCAGCCGCGCATGTACCATGTGCTCACATCGCCCGTGATGTTCGAGTCGTCACGGCGCATCGCGACATACACCGAAGCATCGTCCGCGAGACCGGGGCCGCGCAGAACGACGCCGAGGCTGGCGTCATCGGAGTCGCTGTTGGAGTCAGAGCCCCACGCGATGTCCCAGTTCTGCCCGAGAGCTACAAGCTCCGGGTCAGTGGTGATGAACGAGATGAAGCGGTCCCAGAGGTCCGCGTGATCGGTGGCCGTGCCAGTTTCGTATGCCATTATCCTAGTGCTCCGTTCACGGCTGTTTTGTTGTCGCGGATGAAGTTGAGGAACGTCTGCGTTCCGACCGGGCTATTGAGGCCCGCCTGAATGAAGTCCGCTGCATCCACGAAGTTGTTGATGACCGCCTTGATCGGCTGCCCACCGCCACCACGGCCAGCGTTCTTGACGTGGCGCGGATTGTCCTCGGTGACGACTTCCTCGCCCTTCTGGAGGATCGCGGCGACCTCGTTCTTGCGCAGGCCAGGCAGCCCGCCATTGTGGAATCGGCCCGCGTTGCGGAACAGGGATGCCGGCACGGTGCGCTTCTGGAGGCCCGCTCCTGCGATACCCCCGCCGTGCGCGATGCCTGCCACAGCCGAGGCAGCAGCCGCAGCCGCGATAGCCGCCGCAGCCGCAGCACCGGCAGTGGTGATAGCCGCAGCCAGTTGCAGGCCGGTGGCCGTGAGAGCGGCGCCCGCCGTCGTGCCCGCAGCCGTGAGGCCCGCAGCAGCCGTCGTGCCGCCGGTCGCGACCGCAGCGCCAGCCGTCGTGCCCGCAGCCGTGAGGGACGCGGAGATCGTGGCAGCCGCAGCCGTGGCCGCAGGGTTGAGCCCGGCGATAGCGGAAGCGCCCGCGTCGAGCAGGCCGCCGATAGGCGTGGCCGCGAGGGCGTTGAGGATCGCCTGCTGCGCAATCATCTCGGCGATCTTCAGCAGGAAGTCGCCTGCGAACTGGAGCGCGGCGTCACGGATGTTGCGGAAGACCTTCTCCCACCGCTCGCCTTGCTCGATGCCGGTCGCGATGGCCTGGCCCGCCTGCATGATCGCATCGACAGCGCCGCTCGCGAAAGCATCGCGGACAGCCTGCTTGATCTCCAGCAGCTTCAGTTGGGCTTCCGAGAGTTCGACGTTGACTCGAGTCAGCGCCGCGATTGCCTTCTCGTCGCCGAGGGCACGCGCCAGTGCGAGGGCTTCCTCTTTCGCGGCGAGGATTTTGACGCGCATCTCTTCGAGCGCGGCGACGCGGCCTTGCGTCTCCTCGGCCGACAGGGCTCCGCCTGCGCTGAGCTTGTTGAACTCCTCCAGGGCCTCCTGACGCTGGCGCTCCAGAGCGCGCACGTCCTCGACCGCCTGCTGGAGCTTCCGCTCCTGGCGCTCACGCTCGATGATCTGCGCGGTGACTTCACCCCACGCCTGACCTTCCTTCGTGAGAAGGTCGATGTTGTTCTGGCGGGCGAGAGCTTCGACCTCTTCCTGCACGGTCGACTCTTGGCCGAGCAGCTTGCGGAGTTCGAGTTGCTTCTCCAGCGTGGCGTTGCGGGTCTCCTCCGCGAGGTTCGCGTCGAACAGCGCACCAACGGTGTCGCGGATCGCCTGCTCCTGCGCGTCGGAAAATTCGAGGTTGTCTTCGTCTGCCTTGGCCTTCGCCTCGTAGATGGCGCGGAGGATTTCCTGGTCACGGATGGACTTGCCGACGAGGGTCTGCTCGAAGCGACGGAGGTCTACGCTGCGCTGGAGTTCGTCGTTGAACTCTTTCTGCGGATCGCGCGGCGGCTTCTCTTTCTTCGCGGCGCGAGCATCCTCGTCCGCAAACTCTTTCTCCAGAGCAGCGCGGGCTTGGCGGATGATCTCCAGACGGCGAAGCACTTCCTGCGGATCGGTGACTCCGAGCAGTGAGCGGCCGGCGTCCTCCTCCAGCTTCGTGCGCTTGGCCTCGCGCTCGCGAGCTTTGGCGAGAGCGGGGATGCGGTTCTCCAGAGCGCCAAGGGCGGTGTTGGCCTGGTCGGCGACACGGCGCTGCTCGGCGAGCGCGTCGGTGGCTTCCTTGATCTTGCCGGTCGTCGCGTCGTAGCTGAGACCGACACGTTGGATCGTGCGGTCGATGTCGATGGTCGTGTCGCCAAGCTGTTTCGTGACAATGGCTTGACGGCCCATCGCCTGCTCGACTTCACCGGCTTTGTCTGTGATGCCCACCAGCGAGGACGCGAAGCCCTGCACCGCGTTGGCCGCCGGGCCGTCGAGGTTTTCACTGAGTTCGCGGAGCTTCTGTTGGAACTCGAAGATCGTCAGCTTGCCTTGGTTGAACTGGACGGCGAGCTTCGAGACGTTCTGTGCAGCCTCCTCGCCGAGGAGACCAGCGTTGACCTTCTGGAACTCGGCGAGCAGATCGTTGGTGGTCTTCTTCGCCTCATCGCGCAGCTTGACATACTCGTTCGCAAGCGCGTCGAGGTTCGCCCGTGCGCGCAGCGCATCCGAGTCGACGAGAGCAGCGTTGAACGCGCGGCCGGCGCGCTCCGCCTCTTCGGCTTCCTTCGTGTATGCATCGACCTGGCGCGTGTGCTCGTCGAGCGCACTGGTCGCTTCAGGCACCTTGGCGCCGAAGAGTCCGAAGGCTTCGGTGAGCAGGGTGATGCCGACGAAGGCCAGAGCCAGGGGTGCGAGCGCGCGGACAGCCGCGACGGCCGTGGTCGCTAGGACTCCGAGGGAAGTCCCGAGGCCCCGGATCGCGATTGCACTGGCTGCGCTCGTGATGCCCGTGGTCCTGATGATTTCGACCGCGACCTTGGCGTTTAGGCTGACCACTTTGAAGGCTGCGCCGAGGGCGAGCACCCCGTTGGAGGACGCTGCCGCCGAGAGCACCTGCTTCTGTTGGGCCGCGTCGAGCAGGAAGATGTCGGACGCGAGCAGCGCGGAGGCCGCCGCAGCAGTACGCATCGCAGTCGCGATGCCGACGATGTACGGGGCGATCTTTAGCGCGATCAGGGCTTGGCCGACGAGCAGAACCTTGTCGAAGTTCTCGACCAGGAACGTCAGGATGTTGACGAGCGTGCCAGCAGCCGCGCCGACCTGGAGGAAGAAGTCGCGGCCCTCGCGGGATTTGAATCCTTCGTTGAGGGTGCGCAGCGCGTTTTGCAGCGCGTCAGCGAAGCCGCCCTCGGCGACGCGAGCCTGCGCCTCGAACAGGTTGTTCGTGAAGCGGTCGATCTCGGTCGTGACGCTGGAGAGCGCAGCCGGCAGAGCACCACCAAAGCGAGCCGTCAGTTCGTCGGCGAACTTGAGCAGGGTCTCCTCGGATGCCGCGACATCGCCCTGACGGATGAGCTTGTCGAGTTCGGCCGTCGAGACACCGAGAGCGTCAGCGAAGATGTTGAACGCGCCAGGCAGGCGTTCGCCAAGCTGGCCGCGCAGTTCTTCCATCGAGACCGTGCCCTTCGACACGATCTGTTGCAGGGCGAGGAAGGTGCCCTGGAGTTCTTCAGTCGAGACCTTGTTGACACGGGCTGCCTCGGCAACCGCCGTGAAGATCGTCCGAGTGCCCTCGGCCGAGAAGTTCGCAGCGTTGGCCGCGATAGCGAAGCGACCATACTCCTGCGACAGGACTTGGAACGAGAGACCGAGGCGATCAGCCTCGTTCGAGATAAAGCGAAGCTCCTGGCGCACCTTGTTCTGGTCGCCGTCGAACACCGCATTGAGTCGAGACTGCGCAGCCTCTACGGAGCGCAGGGCGCCGACCACGCCACCGATGGCCGTGATCGCCGCGTAGAAGCCGACGAAGCCCGAGGCGAGCGCGAGAAGCTGCCCGCGCAGGCGTTGCGAGATCGACAGGGCGCGACGGCTCTGGTCCGTGCTCTCGGCGATCCCCCCGGCCGCCTGGCGCGCAGCAGGGCCCACCGTGGCGAATGCGCCCGAGAGCGAGCGCACATCGCGGCCGAGGATGCGGGCCACCAGCGAGAGGCGGTTCTGTGCGGCTTCCTGTTCCTTCAGCACACGCGCGTTCGCGGCGGCCGATGCTTCGGCCTCCCGGTCAGCCTGTGCCTTCGCCTTCTCCGCAGCAGCCGCTTCACGCAGCTTGACGGAGAGCGCGGCGAGAGTCTGCGACTGGTTGCGCCACTCCTGCCCGGCCGCTTGCGCGTTGATCCGGGCTGCCAGGAGTTCGGCGGAGAGCGCGGCCGTCGGCTGGGTGGCTGCCGCCATCTCGGCCTTCAGTCGCTTCAGGTCTGCGCTCGCTGCCTGGAACGCGGCGCGAGCTTCGTTGACGGCCTGCTCCTGCGCACGGAAGGCGTTGACCGGAGCCTGCGCCCCTGCCCCCGCCTGCGTGGATGCCTTGACGGCCGCCTGCTGGCGCTGGAGCGCGAGGGAGACCTTGTCGATAGCAGCAGCCACACGCGCGCTCTCGGCGGCGATCTGCTCCTGCTTGATCTCCACACCACCGAGGGCTGCGGCTGCCGTGGTCGCGGCAGTCTTCACCTCATTGAGGGCTTCCTGCGCCTGGTTGACCGCGCCAGCCTCTTCCTGTGCGGCCGTGGACAGGGCGGTGAACTGCGCGGTGACGCGCGCCAGGTCGCGCTCGGCGATCTTGGCTTGGCCCGAGAGCGAGGAGAACGCCTGGCCCGCGATCCGCACGGCCGACTGCTGCTGCTGCACGGCGCTCGTCGCGCGCTCCTGCGCGGCGAAGAGTTGGAAGAGGGTCTGCGCAAGCTGGTTGATCGAACTCTTCTGTTCGTCGGTCGCAGCTTTGTTGCGGCGCGTGATCGCGATCTGTTCGGAGTATGCCTGCTTCGTCGCAGCCACGGCTGCCGCGAGGCGCGCTTCCTCGGCGCGTGCGGCTTCGAGGCCGGCGGTGGACGCCTTGAGCGCGGCGCCTGCCTGCCGCGTCGCGGACTCAAGCTCGGCGAACTTACCAGCGGTTGCGCCGGCACGCTGGCCGGTCTCCAGAAGGCGGGCCTGCGTGTCCGCAAGCTGGCCCTCCATGCGCTCCACGTTCTTCGTGGTGCGGTCGAAGTTGTTGGCGAGACGGTTGAGGCTGGTCAGGCCAGCCGCGTTCGTCTGGAGGGTCTTCAGTTCGGATGAGAGTCGACCGAGGGCGCTGTTGGCGACAGCACCCGACTTGCCGAGGCCAGACTGCGCCTTCGCCAGATCGTTGATCGAGCCAACGATTCCATCGACCGCAGCCTTCGCCTGGTCGCGCGCTTTGATAATCAGTTCGACTTCGCGCTTTGCCATAGCAGGCCCTCGTCTGTAGGGTTTACCGGCATGTATGCCACGTGCCGGCAAACCCTACAAATTCACTTCAGGATGTCTTCTTTTGTGCGCCTTTTCGGGGGTGCAGGAACCCTGTGATCCTTCGGCCCTTTGGGCACCGGAACGTGGGGTTTCGCCGACCGACCTTTCTGCGTCTTCTCGACCTCGGGCTCGGTCGCGGCCGAGGAGCCGCCACCTAGATCGTTGAGCATCTTCTTGAACGACTCGGCGCCCTTCTTGTCCAAGCACGAGATGATCGCGGACTGCATGAGGACTGCACCAGTCACCAGGCCGTCGTTGATCCGCTTGTTGAGGCGGCCCTGCTCCTGCCATACGGCGTAGAGGGGCCACCTGTCCGCGTCGGGCCAGCCGTGCTGCTTTAGGAGCCCGACCGAATGCTGGAGATCATTGAGCCAGACTCGGAGGTCCGGAGTGCGGTTACGAGACCGTTGATCCCGCCGAACAGGCTGGTCACGGTCTCGATCAACTCCCCCACGCCGCCATGATCCTCCAGCGTCAAGCGGGAGACCTCCTGGAGCATCTTCAGTTGGACGGGCACAGGCAGGCGCTTCGCGACCTCGAACGCCTTGCCGGGGTTCGCATCGTCCGTGACGAGCACGACAACGTCGGCGATCAGGTCGGGGAACTGCTCGACCATTTGCAGCAGGATCGGGCCGAGGTCGAGTTGGGACTCCTCGACCGTGCCGGGGTCAGCGCCCTTGGCTACCGCCGCGTCATGGATGAGGGTGTCTTCGTGAATCTTGGTGGCGACCGCGCGGTTGAAAACCTGCACCATGGTCGGGCCGTGGACCCTCATCAGCTTGACGAGGTCGGAGGCCGAGAGGCCCCTGATTTGGATGGACTGGTCGGGCTTGCCTTCCTTGCCCTTCCGGATGACGACAACGGCCGTTTCAAAGCCGATAGACGATAGTTGAGTGACGGATTGCATGTTTACCCTCTGCTAAACGGACCAAGGCCCGCGCCATCTCTGACACGGGCCTTGGCAAATTGCAACCCAAGTTCTCGTTGTGTTACGAGTAGACCGGGCGGCCCGAGGCGTAGATCGCCGAGAACGAGGTACGCTTCAGGATTTCGACTTGGAACGGGATGACGTTCCACTCGTCGGATTTCAGGGCGTAGTCGCCGTTCGGGGATACCTTGATCCACGGGAAGAAGTAGTCGATGTCGTCGCCGACCGGGTTGAAGGCGATGAACTGCATCGCGCCTTCGACCGGCTCCGAGCCCGACAGGACACGGGTGTAGGACGAAGCGCGGATCGTGTAGGATACCTGAAGGTCGGTGCCTTCCGCGATCCCACCGCCAACCACGATGTAGAGGCGGCCCGTCTCGGCGTCGATGGTGTAGTCCGTGCCATAGACGTAGGCGGTGTTGCCCGCCGAGTTCGAGTCGTTCTCGACAACCGTGAAGACGCCGGCCGAGTTCGAGTCGTCGGCGTCGTAGGCGATCAGGCCCTTGGCGCCGGCCGGGCGGGCAGCCGAGATGCCAAGCTGGTAGTAGAGGCCCTGCTCGACATCGTTGACTTCCTCGGCCGTGATGACCGCACCAGCTTCCGTGACGGTCTCTTCCTCGCCGAAGAAGAACATCGCGACGTTCGCGATGTCGATGTTGTCGGTCGTGAAGGTGCCCGAGCGGTTGACCTGGAGCGCAATGCTCTCGTCCTTCTCGCGGATGCCGTGATCCGAGTCGAAGTGGTCGAGAACCTCTTGCTCGATGGTGAGCGAGAACTCCGGCGTGTTCCCGATATACCGGAAACCCTTGGGGGTTTGGGTGCCCGTGACGAAGCGGGCGAAGTGAACCTCGCCACGACCCAGCGTGTAGTTGTTGGTGACAATGCCTTGTGCGGCGGCCATGATGGAATCTCCTGCTGGCGGTGGTCGGTGGTCTCTACGTGTTACAGCCTCAGTTGCGGCGTAAGTCAACGCCTCACTTAGCTATAGGGATTCTCCAAGTCCTCGGCGATTTTCAGCCGGATCGCGAGCCAAAAGTACGCCTTGTCCGAGACCTCGTCTGGAGGGCGGCAAACCGGGCTCCCGATCTGCATGGATAGGACTGCCGGCTTACCATTGGCGAGCAGCACGTTCAACAGGGCAGGTGCTTGGCCCGTGGCCGTGCGGCCTCGGTCGAGCCGCTTCTTCTCTTTCGCCAGGCAGCGCACGACATCGGCCACCAGGAGGTAGGCGGGATCAGTGGGGTGGGCCTTGTCGTCCTTGGCGAAGCCCTGGATCGAGATGTCCCAGTCGCCGGTCGAGTGCGGTGAGGTCGGGGGCGAGTCCACCTGATCGTTCGCGATAGGCGTCTCCAGGATCGCCAGCATCGGCAGGGGGTCGCCTGCGCCATAGAGGTTGCGGCCCCGGAAGACCTTCCCTGCGAGCGTGTGGTGGTAGCCCGTGGCCCCGCTGTTCGAGTCCTCCTCGGCGATGGTCTCCAGAAGCTCGGTGAGGCCCTGCATGATCCGCAGGCGAAGAGGGTATTGCTCGGCCATCAGATGTTCTCCAGACCCAGTTGACGCAGGTACTCTTTCTCCAGAGCGGCTGCGATCTCGCCTTCCATGTCGGGCCAGATGCCCTTGCGCCCGCTCGCCCCGAGGAGCGCCTGCGCGACTGAGGGACCATAGAGGAGCCAGAGGCTCTTGCCCAGCCGGCGCGGCCGGTATGCCCCCGAGGGCTTCCCAGGTGATCGCACGGCCAGCATAGACGCTTCGCCGCCAGCCTTGCCCAGACCCAGCATGAACGCGCCAGGGAGCGTCCGCTGGCCGCCGGGCTGCACCTCGACGCGCAGCTTACCGCGCTTCGCGTTGGGGTTCGTGACGAAGCGTGCGAGGCCCGTGGGCCGCGACGCGGCGACGAGCTTGCCTTCGAGCTTGCCTGCGCTCGCGGAGAACTGTTCGATCTTGCCGTCGGCGCCCGTGAGGTATCGAGCCGGGAAGGCCACCTCCTGCCGCAGCATACGGCCCGACTTCGCACGGGTATTGCGGAGGGTCTGGTTGACCGCGCGCTGTGCGGCGATCTGCGACTTCCTCGGAAGGTCTTTGAGATCGAGCAGGGAGTTGATGCCCTGGATCGTGACGGAGAGGTTCGACATCTACTCCTCCGGGGGAAGAGGGAGTCCAGCCGAGTCAGCGGCATCAAGGCGCGTGATCCGCGCGGTGATCGTCTCCTGGTCGTGAGGTTCCACCACGTCGATGTAGTAGGCTTCTCCACTCGTGACAGAGAGCACGTCGCCACGGGTGGGCGAGATGCCAGCGGCTTCGAGTTCGGAGCGCCAGAAGACGACCTTGGGGATCACGTCGTAGCGTTCGGCGGAGTTGAGCGAGGTGCCGGCTTGATCGCCGAGCTTCGTGCCCTTCTCGTGGATGCGAACCTCGACCACGGGCAGGCCGTGCAGGTTGCCAGACGCGGAGCCCGAGAACGACCCGCTGTTGGAGTCATGCTCGGGTGATCCGCCGACGAGGTAGACGGCGCGGACTTTCATCGTCTGGTGGACCGTAGACCGGGCCGCCCGTTTGATGTCGCGCCATCCCATCCTAGTCTTCCTTCTTGGCTGCACCATTGAGGCCGGCGCCGAGGTCTTCGAGCGGCCGACGGCGGCGAGGAGCGGCGGCCGGCTTTGCGGCTTCAGCTTCCTTCTTCACCTTCTCGGCGGCTTCCTTCACCGCTTTCTTTACCGCGACGCGCTGTTCGAGACCAGGGGTCACGGCTTTCAGGTTTTGGCGGCGGGTCTTGGGGTTCACGCGAGGAGCCTTCGACAGGAAGTCCTTCGCCTCTTTCGAGTTGGCCTTGGCGGCGAAGCCCTGCGAGATGAGCGACTCGGCTTCCTTCTCGACGATGTTGGCCGTCTCGCCACCGTAGAACTTTGTCGGCTCTTTGCTGCCCACCTCGGTCGAGGTGGTGCCGACGAACAGAACGATTTGCATGTAGTTCCCTCGTGTTGTGGAGGAACGTGTGTCCCTCACTTAAAGGCAAAGGGCGGCAGGTTTCCCTGCCGCCCCCTGTTTCGGTCCTAGCCGTCAGGCTTAGGAGTTGGAGTCTTCCTCGACCACGCGGGCGTGGAACGAGCGGTTCGGGAACGGCGAGATCGCGAGCGGCGCCGACTGGGTCATGATGTTCATGGCCGACGGGTCTTGCTCGATCCACATCTTCGTGAACACCGGCTGAGCGAGCAGTTGCTCGATCTCCAGGATCGCGCCGTAGGCCGACACGCCGCCGTAGTCGGCGGAGGTGATGACCAGGTCACGCGGGTTCATGATGTCCACGTGGTTGCCGCTGTTGTCCTCGTAGAAGTCTTCGTAGAGGACGAACGTGAGGCCCGGCACTTGGCCGACCACGGTCCACGGAGCGTCCGGAGTACGCGCCTGGATCATGGAGCGGGCGATGGAGTTGCCTTCGCCGCCGCGCATGTTCACGTCCATGAGTTCGAGCAGCTTCGTGTTCGAGCGCATGACACGCCAGACTTCGCGGCCCAGCGTGACGACCGAGCCACGGCCGCCGAAGTCGGCGTTCGCCATCGCGTCGGTGTATTCCTGGAGCTTCGCCACGATGTCCGTGTTGGAGTCCCAGAAGCCGGTCGTGAGGATGTCGGTCAGCGCAGTGTCGCGGCCGTAGTCAACCTCGACGGTCGGGCCGTCCTGATACTCGACGAGCACCTTGCCGTAGGTCACGGCTTGGAACGCCATGATCTCCATGCGCCGCTCGATGATCTTGCGGTGATGTTCGAGGATCGCGGCGATCTCCGCGTCGCGGTTCTGAGCCGGCGAGCGCGGGGAGTCGTCGAAGAGGTTGCCGGGGCGGCGGGTGAACTGCTCGCCAGGGATCACCGGGTCTTTCAGCTTGATGTAGGCAGGGCTGAAGGACGCGGCCGTCGAGCCACGGCGCCGGTAGGACGGACGGCCGGGGTTCTGCGGCAGGGAGAAGGTCGCAACCTCGCGGTTGCCGACGATCTTCTCCCAGATGATCGCTTGCTTGTCCGACTGGAAGATGTTGGACGTGAAGCCGCCGAGATTCCGCCAGTAGTTGGTGACGGTTTCGAGGCGCTGGTCGCGGAATACGCCCAGCAGCGCGCGGGGTGAGAGAACTTCGGTGGACATTGGGGCGGCCCTTTCTGTACGTGGCTGCTGGTCTTGGTTGAGGGTTATTCGCTCGGCGTGCCGGGCGTGGCGGTGCGGATTTGATCGACGCCGAGGGGCGTGCGGTCAAGAGCGCGGCGAAGCAGGGCCAGCGACCACGAGGCATCCTTGGCGATGACATCGTAGTTGAAGACGCCGTCCTTGTAGAAGGACACGTCCGTCACGTCGGCGCCGACTTCCGAGTTGGAGTCGCTGCCGCCGCTGTTCGAGTCATCGACCACGACCGCAGCCGAGGTGACGCCGACCGGCTCTTGCGAACCATCGGTCGCCGTCTGGACGGACGGGACGATGAGGCCCGTGCCGGTGACGCGGCCGACGAGCGTGTTGACGGGGATGTCAACAGTCGTCTTGCCGTATTCGACCAGGGTCGGGGCCTTGAACCACAGAGCGTTCGTCTGCGTGAAGGTGTCCGTGCTCTGTGCAGGGACGCCGGGCATGTTGGAGGTGAGGGCGGTCATGGGACTTTCTCCGTGGGGGTCTCAGGGGCTCGGCGGCTTAGTGCTTCGCGGTTGATTTGGTCTCGCCGAAGCGAGCGGCGAGAACTCGGGATGCCGCCGCAGCATCTTTCTGCTCCTGCGTCAGCTTGTCCTGCGTCTCCGCAGCGCCAGCGCCAGGGCCTTTGTCAGCGTCGGCCATCAGCTTGTCGAACGCCGGGTTGCCGCTGTTCGTCGCGGCGGCGGGCGCCGGCGCTTCGACCTTGGCTTCGGCGGGGAGCTTCGCGAGGAAGACCTTCGCCTGATCGACGGTCATGTCCGTGTCCATGGCGCAAGCCTCGGCAGCGGCCGGGCGGGTCTTGGCTTCGTCGAGGCCCTTGATCGCAACGATGCGGGCCTTGGCTTCGGCGCGGGCCGAGGCAGCGGCATCGGCAACAGCCTTGTCGTGATCGGCTTGGGCAACGGTGTTCGCGGGGGTCGTCATTCTCGTATCTCCTGTGTCGCCCATAAGGAAGGCGGAAAATTCTGCCATGCTCTCGTCGAAAGCGCCGATGTTGTCGGCCAGTTCCCCCGTTACAGCCTCAGTTGCGGTGTAAGTCAACGCCTCAGTTGCCCTCACCTTCTTGTCGCTGATTCCACGGTTGCGAGCGACCTGCGCGCAGAACACGCCATAGGTCTCGTCGATGCGCGATTGGATGCGCTCTTTCGCACCATCCGACAGGGCCTCGTAGGGGTTGCCATCGACCTTGTGTTTACCCGCGAAGATGAAGGTGATTTCAACACCTTCGGCCTCCAGAGCCTTCGCGAAGTTGATGTGCATCGTGACCACGCCAATCGAGCCCACGCCGCCCGTGCGGGAGACCGTGATCTTCGAGGCAGCGGAAGCGACCGCGTAGCCGGCGGAGTATGCGTGCTCATGTGCGAAAGCGCGGATCGGCTTGACCTGGCGCGCGTCGTAGATGCGGTCGCAAAGCTCGAAGCACCCCGCGACGTGGCCGCCGGGGGTGTCGCAGACGAGGGCGATGCCTTTGACCTCGGGATCGGACAGGCCGCGTTCGAGGCACTTCTGGATGTAGTAGTAGCCGGTCGCGGCGGAGCCCCACGCATACGGGAAGTTGTGGAGCAGCGCGCCCTTGACCGGGATGTGCAGGATGCCGCCTTTGACGACATACGGCTTCAGCGCCGACATCCAGGAGTCGGCGGCGGGCCAGAAGTCATCGTGCGCCATATGCAGACCGGATTGCGCGGCAGCCATCGCGTCGGCAAACCGGGGGTCTGCGGCCATGGCGCGGAGGGAGGCGGTCACACGGTTCGACTGGTCAGGGGCGACGAGGATCGGATCGAAGTCACCGCCGACGAGCGTGGAGAGTGCGAGGGGGTTGCTCATTCGGTGACGCCTTTCTTTTTCTCTTTCTTGTCCGGATCAGTCTCGTTCGAATCACGCGCGTCGCCGCTGACGGCATTGAGCATGTTCGGGTCTTGATCGACCGGCATCAGATCGTATTCCTTGAGAAGTTCTTTCTCGCGTTTTTTCTGCTTTAGCACGCGGCGCCAGTCGGCACCATAGGTGCGCGCAAGCTCGCGTTCCAGCGTCGAAAGGTTGTTGTTGATCTTCAGCACCGACGCCTGAGTTTCCTTCAGTTCGTCGATCTGATCGCGGCCAACGCCGAGCCATTCGCATTGCGTGTAGGCATCGCGGTTCATGCCCTCGTAGAAGTCGGGCTTGCCCTTCATGGTCTCCAGAAGGCCCTTGCCGACGGCCTCCTCGAACCACAGGCGGTAGATGTAGGTCGCGAAGCGATCCGCCACCATCCGCTTGCGCGAGGACATGGTCTTGTCGGTCTGGTTGAGCGCGGCGCGCAGCGACGAGTAGTTCGACTGCGACGTGTCGCGGCTGAGTTCTTCGTAGGACACGCCGAGGTTCGCCGCGATGTAGCGGAGCAGGGACGACTCGAACTCGGTGCCGAGCGGGCCGCCCTTGCCGGCCGGGCGCAGTTCGAGCTTCTGACCTGGGAACAGGTGCGGGATGCGAACGCCGTCGATGGACAGCGAGCGCGATCCACCAGAATACTCGTTGACCGCGCCGAGGTAGTTCTCGGCCCACGTCACGAGGTTGTCGTCGTCACCAGTGCCCAGCGCCTCATACGCCTGGCTCGGAAGCTCGGCTTCGATGGAGGCCGCGAACGTCGCGTTGACGACCGCGTTCTGGAGGTTGATGTCGCGCCACTTCTTGGTGATCCGCATCTCTTTCAGTGCGGAGACGAGATCGGAGATGCCGCGCGTCTGGTCGATGCGCTGCTGCTCCAGGATGTGGATCACGCGCTGGCGGCCCCATGCGGTGCGGGCCGGGTAGTTCGACCACTTCGAGGCGTCGATGGGGTTGACCATCGCCACGTCCGACGGGTGAGCGTCGCGAATCCAATAGCTGATCGGAGCGCCATAGTAGTCGCGCTCGACACCGCCACGCAGACGGCCTTGCGGCTGCCCGCCATAGGGGTTCGACAGACGGTCGCTCTCGATCATCTGGATCGCGGTCTGGTACGGGCGCGCGGCCGAGGAGCGCATGTATTCTGCGGTCGCGAGGACTTCGCCGCTGGCGAGGTAGACGCCGACGGCGAGACGCACGAGGCCGGTCAGTGTGTTGTGGCGTGAGGCATCGGGCCAGTTGTCGGGGCTCTCCGCCCACAGACCGAACTTGCTCTCGACCTCTTCCTGGAACTCCTCTTCCCACTTCTCGTCCTTGATGCCGAGAGCGAGCGCGTTCGGCTTGGCCGACAGCATGAACATCGAGCCGACAACGCCGTCACGGTGGAGGCGTTCGCCGGCTTGCACATAGGCGTCGTTCCGCAGCACGTCGCGTGCGCGGCCGGTGGCTTCATCACGTTCGTCGAGGATGTCCGCATCGGCGGAGCGCAGGGCAGGCGACCAGAGCGCCAGGTCGCGGTTCGTGCGCGACGCGCCTTCATGGGCGCCGCCGACAAGGGCGAGGTCTCGGCCCGGCCGAACGCGAGAGGGTTGCGCGTCTGACCGGGTCCGATCCTCTCCCGAGGGAGCTTCGATTCCGAGGAGGTCTTCAATGCTGCGGCGGGTCATCCCATCCATACCTTGATCGGGCCAGAGCGCGTGGACACTTCGGCGAGTTGATCCGTGAGTTCCTGAATGTAGGCTTTCAGCGCGGCGCGGTTAGCCGGCGTGTATTCCACCCGTTCGCCGTTCTGATCGACCACGACGCGGGGTGCGCCCCCGACCATCAGGTTGTGATAGGCCGTCTCCGCAGCGGTCTTGCGCGCGGTGAGTGATGCGATTTGTGCGGATGTCAACGCCATGATCTAAGCCCTCGGCATAATTCCACAGCAATAACCGCGAGTGGGCTGGAAAGCAACCGGACGGTCAAGTCAGGGCCTCCCCTAGCGCGGAGAGCTTGCGGCGGGCCTTTGCTTTGCTGACAAAACCCCCGGCGGCGGGCCCGGCGATCACGAGATCGTTGTGGTCCCATTCCTTGGCCCAGCCAGGGGGCGTGTCCCAATCCATCGTCTCGCCACGGATACGCGCGTCGATCTGGAGCGACACGACGTAGTAGAGCAAGTCGAATGCTTCGTTGCGCTTCTTGCTGGTCGACTCCCATCCTTTGGGTGTGCGGACCTCGGCGGTCAACTGCGTGTAGAGCCAATCCTCGGCCCACGTCGGGAAGTGAACCATGCCGCCGCCGGGCTCGGTCCTGCCGAGCATGGCATAGACCGTGTCCTTCTGCGTGTTCGAGTTGATGAAGCCAACGGGGATGTCTCCGCGTGCGCCGGCCTTGCGATCCTTACGCTGCGAATCGGGGTGGTGGATTTTATATCGCTGCGCGGTCTTCGACGGCTCGCCCTTGAGAAGCTGGAACCGCTTGTGGTGGCCGGCGGGATGCGTGTCGCGTAGCCAGCGCCAGAAGTTGTAGGCGTTCGTCGTGACGCCTTCCTTACCGCCCGAGTCGCAACCGACGAGCTTGATCTGCATGTGCCGGCCAGAGCCGTCAGCGAGCGGGTATGTGCGCTCGATCACCTGATCCACGATGAGGTGCCAGTCTTCCGGATACGCGGCAGGGTCGATGGGCTCGGGGTCTCCGTCCACGTCGAGGCGGAGCGACTTCCGAATCTTGAACATGTCCACGTGCCACACATCGCCACCGACACCGAAGCCGTAGACGTGGACGACGAAGGTCGAGCGCATACCTGCCTGCACGTCGATGGTCGCCATGAGGTAGCGCACACCGTGCGGCACGACCGGCTCGCGAGCAGAGCCTCCCCAATCCTCGGCGCGTGCTTTCAGTTCCTCGGGGAGTCGCTCGGCCATGAGCGCCTTCGGGATGTAGGCTTCGCCTTGATCGACGTTGACGGTGGACTTGAGCGACTCTTCGGAGCCGGTCTTCTCGTATTCCTCGGACGCCTTCAGGAAGTTGAAGACGAGTGTCTGCCAGGTCGCGAAGGCTGCGGCGGGCCCCTTCAACCAGAAGCTCGCGATCTCGCTTCGCATCGGCGTGCCGGTGATCCGGCCGTCCTGCTGCCAGACCATGCCGTCCCTGATCCAGCGGCCACCGAGGTTGAGCTTGTGCTTCATCGAGTGCTGGATGTGCGTCAGGCAGTGCGGGCACTCCATGGTGGCCCGCTCGGACTTGAACACGTCGTCGCCTTCCTCGGGCCAGTGGAGCAGCGAGAAGGACGGCTCGAACTTGCCGTGGCAGTCGGGGCATTCCCAGAACCAGCGGCGCCGGTCGCCACGGTTGAACAGGGACAGGATGCCCTTCGTCGGCGGGGCTTCGTGCTTGCTGCTGGAAATCCACTTCGGGTTATCGACCGTGAAGCCAGGCGAGGACTCCGCGACGGTCATGCCGAAGCGGCGGAACGTCGTCGTCCTCTTGCGCGCCAGGTCGAAGGGCGAGCCTTCGCCGTCAATGTCCTCGGGCATACGGTCGTAGTCGGTCAACCACAGGCGCGGGATCGGCTTGCCCGAGAGTTCGGAGATCGCAGGGTGGCCGAGGGTGAGCAGCATCCCGTTGCGGAACTGCGTGTCGAACACGTTCGACGCATTGCGTCCTTCGAGCAGGCGCTTCTGGAGTTCTTCCGTGTCGCGATAGAGGCGCGCGAGACGGCGCTTCGAGAAGTCGCGGGCTGCCGTGTTGGTCGGGTTGATGATGAGGATGTCGGCAGGGTCGCAGATCGCCGAGTACGTCACCCAGTTCATGAAGGGCTCGGTCTTGGCGCACTGCGCGGGGCCTACGAAGATCGCGCCCGTGTATTCGTGGGAGGTCAGGACATCCTGAAACTCCATGTTGTAGGGCGTGAGCGAGTTGATGTACGGGCCGACGTAGTTGCCAGGGTTCTCGATCCAACGGTACTTCTCCGCCGCCTCGGACACGCTCATCCGTTCGGGCGGGCGAACAGTCTCCGCCGCGCCGGCTACCATGTCTTCAAGGCAGAGGAACCTACTCGGCCTCATCGTCAACCTCGATTGATGGATCAGGGCCGTGGTCGAGCGCGCTCAACGTGTTGCGGTGCTTCGGCATCTCGACCAGCGTGCGGTAGAGGTCTTCACGCAGCGCGTCGACTCTGGCGATCAGGGCGACGTATTGCTCGCGGGGCATGTTGGCCTCGCGCTCCACATCGTCGGCCCAGACCTGAGTCGTCTGCTTGACCCGCTTAAACGCCTCGGCGAGCACTTCGAGCACGCTCTCGGTCGGCCACAGTTCGCCGGCCGTCTGCTGGTACTTGAGCCGCTTGTTCTCCGCGTCCCAGAACTCTTTGCGGAGCATCGGGGGAAGCTCCGTCGGGTTCATCGTCTTGATGTAGTCGCGGATGTCGAAGCGCGGTTTGATGAGGTAGGAGAGCGCCAGCAGCGGGTCATAGAGTTCGGAGCCCGACATCTTCGCGATGGCGGGGCAGTCGCTCAACCGCTTCTTGACGGTCTTGCGATCCATGCGCGTGAAGCCCGAGAGCCATGTGAGCGAAACACCCTTGCGGAGCTTCGCCCAGTCGGTCTCGACCGTGTCGCGCTCGACATCCTCGGGCTCCGGTGTTGATCCGGGTCCGAGGATGTCGTCCATGTTCCGACGGCGGCGCGTCATGCTATTTCCAGTGTTGCTTCAGCCAAGGGGAGATCGCCTGGCGTTCGGGCTTCCAAGGTGAGTGGGGGCCGTTGCACTGGATCATACGCGCACCTTTGGGGATCGGTCCACCCGTGGGTTCGTGCTTCAGTTCGTCCACGAGGTTGCGCTGGCGCCACGAGGCGTAGTGCCAGAGGTTGCGGGGGCAGATGTCGTCGCGATAGCAGTAGAGGCCGTCCTCGCGCGTGATCTTCGTGATCTTCTTGTTGGCCTTGATCGCGAGCCACGCCTGATCGCTGCCGCCGTAGCGCAGGCCGCGACCCTTGACGTTGTTCTGCCAGAGGTTGCGGTCGAACTCGGTGTAGACCTCGGGGGCCACACCATGATCCGCGATGACGATGGAGCCGTTGACCGGCTGCGGGCCAAGCTCGACGCCAGACATGAGGAAGGGCTCGGTGCGACCGAAGATCGGACTGCAGTCGTCAACCAGCACCATGTCGAGATCGAACCACGCCCAGCGTGGCTCGGGGATGATGTCGCGGAAGGAATTGTCGAAGCACTTCAGACGGACGAGGCACTTGCCGCCTTGGTCCGCGAGATCATTCCACAGAGGCACGACCTGGTCGCCCTCGGCCTTGAACCGCTCGCGTGTCACCTTGGAGTCGGAGATCACCACGATCCTGTACGGGATGTGCAGGTGTCGCCCGAGCATGTTCTTCATGACCCTGATGTAGTCGTCGGGGAACTTATTCCCCCAACTCCACAGGATGATCGGCAGCACGTTACTCGTAGTCATGTTCTTTTCCCTCTTCGAGATATGGGTAGGCTTTGAGCGCGGAGTCAGGGTTGAGGTTATAGACCTTGCAACCAATCCGCTTGAGATCGCGAGGCTGACGGGCGAGGCCCCACTGCTGGCGTTTGTAGCGATCATTCCAGTCTTCCGTCAGCGTGCCTGTGAAGTGGCGTTCTTTGTTGGGGCCGGGCTTCGCGTCCACGCCCACCAGGAGGATGCGGCGCGATCCACGGAGGACGGCGTAGTTGATGGCGAGCGCGGTCGTCGTGAAGGTGCCGCGTAGTTCGTTCGGGTTCGTCGAGAGCCCGCCGCCGGCCACCTTCGGGATGAACCGCACGCGCTCGTCGTGTAGTTCTTCAGGCAGCGGCTTCGGGTCGGTGTAGAGGATCAGCGGGCCTTTGTAGCCTGACAGGTCTGGCGTGCGGCGCGCGTACCGATGATCGCCGATCATCAGCACCTCCGCGTGCGGAACCTTCAGGTAGCCGTCCTTCACCGCTATCGTCTTCAGGCCCGCGATGCGCTCGAAGTTGAACGAGTTCACCGACGGGCCCGACGCGACGATAGCGACCGTGCAGCCTGCCCAGTCACGAGGAACGCGGTGCGGCTTCATTCGTCGTTCGCACCGATCCCGTCGTTCATGGCCGGGCGAACCAGCACAGCGAGTTCGATGCCGACTCGGGTCGGCTTGATCGGATCGACCTCGATCACTTCGCCGAAGTGGTTGCGCAGGCGCGACATCCACCACGGGGTCGGCTTGACGATCAGGTGCGCGTTGCGGCCATCGGCGAGCTTCTTGTTCGCGAGGCGCTGCGAGATCACCAGGAGGCCGCGCTTCTTCACGAGGCCCGCGATGTCGGCCAGCACGTTGTCGAGGAGTTCGGGCTCAATGTGTTCGAGCACGTCGTTGCACGTGACGAAGTCTGCGGGCTCGGGGCGCTTCGGCGCGGTGACGGGGTCGTAGCCCGCCGTCTTCAGAACCGGCATCTTCTGCGTGATCTCCGCGAGCAGGTTGCCCTTGCCGCAGCCGTAGTCGAGGTAGGACAGCGCGCCCGCTCCGGTGATGTAGTCCATCACGCGCGGAGCCCAGGCGTCTCCCTTGCCACCATACTTGTTGTTGCGGCTGTGAAGCTCCGCGTTGAGCTTCAGGTATTCCTCGGAGATGAGCTTGGTCATTTGATCCTCGTGATGAGCACAGCTAGTTCGGATTTGGCTTTCGTCTCGTCGAGGATCGGAACCTCTTCGATCCTGTAGGGGCCGGCGAACGCGACGGCGATGGTCTGGAGCCACCACTCGCGCGGCTTCACCAGCGGGTGCGTGGCTTTCTTCTTCGGCGAGCGGTTGCGCAGGGAGATCGTGATGAGCGCGCCCTTGAGAGCGCAGCGGCGAATGTCTGTGAGCACCGCGTCATACATCTCGACCTCGACGTGCTCCATCACGTCGATGCAGGTGACGAAGTCGGCCGGGTCCGGTTCCTGGTGGCCGAAAGCGGGTTCGTATTCCTTCGTCCACATCAGGGGCGAGTACGGCTTTCGCAGGGTGTAAACGCAGCGCGCGAGGCCGCTGCGACCCGCGCCGTAGTCAAGCAGGGAGGAGCAGCCGATCTGATCCATGTAGCCGGCGACGCGCTCGGCCCAGCGGTGGCCGATGACGCCGAAGTTCGGGTCTCGTGCGTGCAACGCGCTCAAGCGGTCGCGGTGGGCCCGTGTGATCGTCATGACTTCCCGCCGCCTTGCGTCTGCTTCTGTTGCTGCTCGCGCTCGAAGCGCAGGGTCGCGAGCGCGTGAGTCCAGTAGTCGCCGAACCGCACGGCCTTGTGGTTGTAGTGCCACGGGCCGCCGTTCGTGAAGTGGATGCCGGCCGGCGGCGCCTGCGTGGCAGAGACCTTCGGCCAGTCGTATTCGCCTTCGAGCCAGTTCCACTCAAGCGGCAGGTCCATGATCTGCGCGTCCGGAGTCCAGGCGAAGCGGTGGAGGGCCTGCGGCGACGCCTCGTTCACGTACTGCGGAGTCAGCGTCTTGCAGTGTGGGTTGTTGAACAGCATCAGCGACGACCAGTTCTTGCGCGGATAGGCCGTCTGCTTCTGGCCGTCCATCTTGATCGACGCCTTGGGCGTGTAGTCGTGCTTCACGCAGGCGACGCTGTATTGGAAGGGGTTCGTCGCGGCCTGCTTCGCCTGCACGATCCGGAGCAGGTTGCGGATGTCCTGAGTGAACAGGAAGTCGCAATCCACGAAGAGAGCGGTGCCCTTGTAATCGCACAGGTGCGGAACGAGGAAGCGGGTGAAGGCGAACTGGGTCGAGGCGGGCTCGTCGGCCGGGCGGGTGTAGAGGCCCCGCTCCCGCAGGTTGTCCTGACGGACAGCACGGATCGCCAGCGGCATTGTGGTGAAGCGGCGGAGACTGTCCGCGCAGACCTCGAAAGCCTCGCGCTCGCGGTCATCATAACCGATGAAGACGTGTAGCATGTCAGTTCCCTCTAGTGCTGCCTTATAGCGCGGCCCTACCGCAATCGCAACTCTCGGTCGATGTCTTCTTTCGTGACCCTCACCCGGCTCCGGAGATCGTCCTCCTCGGCGGCTTTGCTGGCCTGGTTAGCGATCACGTCCTCGTCCCTGGTGCCCCTCGCCAGGATGTGGCGGATGTAGACGTGCGGGGCCTCCTGGCCGGGCCGGGGCAAGCGCATGTTCAACTGCCTGTAGGTCTCGCCCGACTCCTGAAGGCCGTACCAGATCAGGTTGTGGCCGCCATACTGCATGTTGGTCCCGTGCGAGATGTTGCCGGGGTGGACGGCGAGGTTTCTGATCCGGCCGAGGTTCCAATCCTTGATCGCATTCTTTCCATACTCGTCGAAGAAGACGACCTTCCGGCCGAACCGCTTGCGGATCGCTTCCTTGTCGAACTTGTAGCTCCACGCGATCAGGGCGTGGTGCCCGTCGAGATCGCGGATCATGTCTTCGAGCACGTCGAGTTTGTAGCTATGGACGGGGATCGCGTTGCCGCGCTCCCGGTACATCGAGCCGTTGGCCCACTGGAGCAGCTTGCTCGTGAGCACGGCAGCGTTCACCGCTTCGATGTCTCGCTTCTCGTCGTAGGACTCTCGTGCGAACTTCCGATACTCGCGCATGAGCGAGGGCGGAAACTCGACCCACCGCGTGGTTGTTGGGTGCGAGATGACCGGCGGCAGTTTGATGTGGTCCTCGGCGCGCAGAGAGATCATCAGATCGGAGCACCGATCCATGATCTCATCCTTCGCGCCAGGTCGCGGCTCCAGCTTGAACCCGTTGTAGCTCTTGGAGAACCATCGCTTCTCGAAGTCGCCCTTCTTGATGCCGAGGCGTTCGCCGCCGTCGAGGACATACATGAGGCCCCACATGTCATGGACGCCTTCAGGTGATGGTGTGCCGCTCATCTCGATCACACGCTCGCAGCACTTGCGCGCACGCGCGAGGATGCCGAAACGGGAGAGAGGCTTCGATCCTTTGCCGCCGCCAGCGCGCACGGTGCGCTTGCGGCCTTCCTTCAACATAGAGGCTTCGTCGATGACGATGTAGTCCCAGAACCAGCCGTCTTCCTGGCCGATCTCCTGCCAGAGCCAGGCGAGGTTTTCTTTGTTGATGATGTGGATGTCCACATCCATGTTGAGGGCCGCTTTGCGCTCGGCCGGCGTGCCGCACATGACGGCATACGTGAGGCCGCGCAGGTGCCTCCACTTCGCGATCTCGGTCGGCCACGTGTCGGTCGCGACGAGTAGCGGCGCGATGACGAGCGTGCGCTTGGGCCTCTTCCGCTTGCGCTTGTCCTCTTCGAGGAAGGTGAGGACGGCGCAGGTCTTGCCGAGAGACATGTCGATTGCGAGCAGCGCCGACGGCAGGGCGTGGCACTTCATCGTGGCGTAGGTCTGATACCCACGAATCTCGAAGTCGAAGAGGGTCTTCTCAGCCGGCATAGGGTCCGAGCTTCAGTGCTTTACGGGCCTGGTCGTGTGTGTCGCAGACGTAGACGTGGAAGCCCGCCGCCTTGAGTTCGCGGTGGCGCTTCAACTGACGGCCATCCGGCGGCTCGCCAACGCGCTTGTATTCGATGATGACAGGCTGCGGGTGATCGCGGCGGAAGTGCCAGCGGTCGGGGCATCCAGCGATGCCGATGATCTGCATCTTCCACACCAGCCAGCCGGCTTTCTCGGCCTCGCCTTCGGGGCCGCTGATGTCGAGTTCGAGCACTACTTCTTTGGGGGCGGGCATCCTTAATCCTTGATCCAGACTTTGCCAATTGAACCCTTGGCATACAGGGGCAGTTCTTTCTCCGTGGCCCACGGCATGGGCTCACGCAAGCACTCTTCCATCGTCTTCAGCACCCACTCTGCCTTGCTCTCTTGAGCGATGGCAACGGGTTCGTCGTGGACGTGGAGGACGAGGCGGCCGACGTTGCGCGGCACGCGCTTGCGGAAGCGCATCATGCTCTCCGCGAGAATGTCGCGCGAGATGGCCTGGTCGGCGTTCTCGGTCAGCTTGCCGGGGTGCGTTTGAATGCGGACCCACTTGTTCTTGTCGTTGAGACCTTCGTAGCTCAGCGAAACCTTGTCTTTCGTTTTGTCGTAGTTCGGCTCGCGGCACAGATACTCGGGCAGGAACTTCTTCTGCTTCTCGCAGTAGATCAGGACCACGTCTTCGAGACGCGGGCGCATGTAGCTCAAGCAGCGGCCCGAGGGCAGCCACATCTGGAGGAACGGGCCGCTGCGGGCGAAGCGCACAGGGCCCGCCCACGCTTCCTTGTCCGTCTTCATCGTGTATTTGGCGGCCTTCTCGATCTCCCACCAATAGGCCACCGCGTCCTCATAGGTGTCGCGCCACACACGCACCGAGTCGATGGCTTCCTGCGCGGTGAGCTTCACGCCCATGTTCCAGGCGTAGCCGAGGAGGCCCGTGGCTTCCATCTCGCCGGTCTTGTGGTTTTCTTTCTCCTCGCCCGCAGACAGCATGTAGCCGCAGCCCAGCACACCCGGCTTCGCGACGGTACGCTTCTTCTTGTTCCCGGCGGCAACCTCGGCCGCGATCTGCTCATAGGTGTCGCCATACATCTTCGTCGCGAAGTCGATGTAGGGATCGAGGTTGTTGCGGAAGACGTTGAGAATCTTCTGGTCGCCCGAGAGATAGCCGAGCACGCGGTTCTCGATGGCGTTCAAGTCGGCGGAGACCATCAGCATCCCCTTCGGCGCCTGCACCGTCGGGCGGATGCAGGTGGAGAGCATGTCGATGGGGCCGGGCTTATCCACGTCCTTCCACGACTTGTCGTAGATGAGTTCGAGCGACTCGGGCGAGAGGTGTTCGAGGTGTTCGACGCAGACCTCTTGCAGCTTCTCCAGCGCCGGGTGCGGGCGCGCGAGGTTCTGCGGCTGGATGAGGCGACCGGACCAGCGCCAGGTCCGCTGCGCGCCTGCGAACTGCAAGCAGCCTTGGATCATGTCTTGATCGAGATCGACCGCGCGCTCCATGGCGTAGTATTTGTCGGTCGAGGTCTTCGCGATCTCGGCGCGCATCGCGAGCACTTCCCGCACGTCGTCGCGCAGGCGCGTGTCGTTCGCGGCCTTCTTCACGTGCGCGGCCTGCATGTCGCTGAAGCGATAGCCGTTGTCGTTGAGCCATTCGAGAAGCTGCGGGTTCGAGCGTGGGTTGCCGACGCCGGTCAGTTCCTTGATCCTGGCGTAGCGTTTCGCGCGCATGTGCTCGACGAACTTTATGGCGTTCGTCACGACGTTCATGTTGATCGGGATGCCGTCGTTGTTGATCTCGTGGTCGAGGCACCACAAGTCCCACTCATGCTGCGGCAAGTCCCACTTCCGGATGCGGTTGTAGATGCCGCGCTCCGCGCCGATGTCGCCTCGGTTGTAACCCTTGAACTCGTCCCACTCGTCGGGATCGGTGAGATAGTCCGACCACTCCCACGGCTTGTGCTTGGTGGGTTTGCGGGGCTTGCAGAAGCGGTTGATGAGCGCCTTGCCGCGCGACTCCTTCTGGAGATCGAGGGGCAGGTCGAAGATCGGCCCGGCCATGCCGAGGGCCGTCGGCGCCGAGAGACACATCGCCTGCGTCTGCGTGCAGCGCCACTCGTCGGGGTATATCTCGACGCCGAGGACTTCCTTCCAAACCGCCATCTCCATAGCGGCGTTCCATGAGCGTTTCTGGACCTCGGGGTCGCGGATCGCGTCGCGGAGATCGCTCGGCATCTTCTGCCCTTCGGCCGGCACCCACTGTTCGATGGGGCCCGAGTCGAAGGCATATGCGAGCATGAGAACTTTGGTGGACGGGTCGCGCGCATAGCGGCGAGCGCCGACCTTCTTGATGTCGGAACGAGACTTCGTCTCGAAGTCGTTGAAGAGGATCGTCACCGAGGACGACCTTTCTTGGCTTCTGCATCAGACAGAAGAGGGCGCACGTTGATTTCCCAATGGCGAAGGCGCCAGGCGGAATACGCCTCGCGCTTCTCCGCGTCAGTGGCCCCCTCCGGTAGTGAGGTCGGAGGGGGCACCGAGTCGTCTACATAGTAGGGTTTCGGCTCAGTCGTCATCGCGCGAGCGGCGACGGCTGGGGCGGTCGTCTTCTTCGTCGCGGCCACGGCTGCGGCTCGGACGGTCGTCGTCATCGCGGCTGCGGCTGCGGCTCGGACGGTCGTCCTCGTCGGCGTCGAAGCGTTCACGGCGCGAGCGAGGAGCTTCCTCCTCGGCGTCGCGGCTGCGGCTGCGGCTCGGACGGTCGTCCTCGTCGCGGCTGCGACCACGGCTCGGGCGGTCGTCATCGTCACGGTCACGGCCGCGCGAACGCGAGGAGACGTAATCGCCCTCGTCGTCATCGGAGCCGTGGTCCTTGAACTTGCTGATGTCAGCAGCGCCCTTGCCGAACGCTTCGCCCTTGCGGAAATACTGGACGATCTCCAGCGAGGCGTTCACCTGGTCGTTCCACTCGTCGTAGGCGTAGATGCGAACGAGAGCGTTGACGTAGCAGCCGCCGTAAGGCTTGCCGTCCTTCGCGGTGGCGCGCGACATGTCGCGCAGGAAGACCTGCGGGGGAGACTTTTCCGGCGAGGCGGCCTTCAGGAGCATACAGCCCTGGAGTTCGTCCTTGTCGGTGTCGTCGCCGTCCACGAGGCAGAGGTTGTTCTCGGCGATCTTCGGGGGGTTCTTGCCCCACTTGTCGGCGATCACGTCGTCGATTGCGTCCTCGATCTGCTCGATGAGCTTCTTGTGGATTTTCTTGTCGAGGATGAACCCACAGGTGAAGCGAGGCTTCGAGTTCGGGTCGGCCTTGCCCTTCCGTTGGAAGGTGGTCGGCTCGAAGATGTGGGGGTGGGAACAGCGGACATCTTCCATGAAGATTTCGATGTTCAAGTTTTTCTGACCCTTGGCGGGCATAGCGTAGTCCTTTCACGGTTTCATCGGTTTCACGTATCAACGCCTTTCGGCGTTCGCGACAATCTGCTTCTCACTTCCGCAAGTCAACCCTCCTCATCGTCATCGTATTCGGTGAAGCGTTCTCGCGAGTTCGTCATGGCCTTGCGAGGATCGTTGATCGGCACCAACACAGGTTTTCCTGGTGCTTGCACGACGTGCGGCTTCAGCTTCTCTTTCGCGCCTTTGCCGAGGGTCTTCTCGACGGTGGCCGGCGAGATCAGCTTCCTCGGCTGATATATCTCCACGTGCTCGGGGAGGGTGTCCTCCAGCCACGCTTCGGCGGCTTCCTCGTCGGCCCACTCGCGGCGACCGAGACGGCCCTCGATCACCTTCTTCCCGCCGCCGTCCTTGCCGGCCAGGCAGTCGTTCACGTGCGCGGCCTTCAGCCTCTTGAGCCACTGCGTGAGAGCAGGCGCCATGTCGATGATGCGGGCGCGGTGCTCGGGGTCGAGCGACTCCAGCGGCGGAAGCTCGGGCGGCTTGTGCGTCTTGCCCATGAACTGCTGGAGCTTCAGCCGCGCCTTGTTGAGGTTCCACTCGTCGTATTCGCGGCAGTGGCCGTTCTGCGCGGCCTTGCAGTATCCGCACTGCTTGTCGCCAGGCGTGCGCGGCGCATCGGCGTCATAGGTCATCGCGCCTTTCTCACGAACCTCATCCATGAAGTCCATGAGTTCGTCGTAGGTGCAATACATCTCACCGCCGCCGCCTTCGTTGCGCGGCTGGTCGATGACGATGCGGAACAGCGGATCGGGCGCGTCCTTCGGCCAAATCTTCTTGGCGTACTGATCCCAGAACCCGCCTGCGTAGATGCGAAGCTGCCGGTTGCCTTCCGCGCGCACGGGGAGGCCCGCGCCATACTTCAGGTCGCGGATCGTGATGAGGGCGCGCTTGATGTTGATGATGCCCACGTCGAGCGTGCCGAACTGCCCCGGCAGCCAGCGGTCGAGCGTGACGCGGTTCTCGTAGAAGTGTCGACCTGGCGTGTCGCGAATCTCGTCGATGATCGGGATCAGGGCCTCGACCATCTCATCGCCGATGACGAACTTGAACTCGCCATGATACATCGTCTGTCCGAGGAAGTCGTAGGGCTCCAGGCCGTACTTCAGGCAAAGCTCGAACACCTTGTGCGCGACGCTTCCCTCGGCCGCCCACTTGCTATCCTCGTCGGGCTCGCGGGCCTCTGCCGCAACGCTTCCCGCACATAGCATCCATCGGTCGGCGCCAGATGGAGATAGCCTAGCGTGGTCTGACATTGTCGTCCTTCGCGTTGGCGAGCATGACCATGATTAGCAGCAAGATCACGCCCATAACGTACCCTCTCAACTAAAGGGCCGCCCGGTGAGGGGCGGCCCGATCAGTGATGGTGTTGGCGTCCGGAGTGCTTGTTGCCTTTCGGCCCTGCCACGTTGCCGGCGCAGGAGGTGGTCGCTAGTCCTCGGGGAAGCCCTTGAACTTGCCGTCGATGTGCTGCTCGACCCAGTCGATCACGTCGTCGAAGTCGCGAGCGTCGATGTCGGAGGTCTTCTCGGCCTTCAGGAAGTCGAGGATGTCGTTGATGTGGTCGCGACGGGCTTCCTCGACCTTCTTGTCCTTGGTGTTCAAGAACTCAGCGAAGCAGGCCCGGATGTCGTCGAGCTTGACCTTGCCTTCGGCAGGGCGCTTGAACTTCGGGGCTTCCTTCTCTTCCTTCTCGGCGGAGGCCCGGCGGCGACGCGGGGCTTCCTCGGCCGGCTTGTCGTCCTCGGCGGCGCGACGGCGACGCGGGGCGGCTTCTTCCTTGTCGGCAGCGGGGGCTTCTTCGGCGGCAGCGCCGCGACGGCGACGCGGTGCAGCTTCTTCCTTGTCGGCCGGCTTGTCGTCTTCGGCGGCGCGGCGACGGGAACGGGGTGCGTCTTCGGCAGGGGCTTCGGACTTATCGGAGCCCGCTCGGGCCATCTTCAGGATTTCTTCTTGGTTCGCGCAAACCCGAGTCATGACCTCGGTGAGTGCGTCGATCTTGGCTTCAAGTGACATGTCTACTCCTATGGGCTCTGCGAGGATCGCGGAAGCTCGGGAACTTATCGACTCCGTTTGTTGCCAAGTCAACACCCCCTTGGCTAAGAAAATTTTGTATTGCGGGGGGTGGTTGCAATTTGCCCTGACTTAGGCAATTGATCGGGCTGACGTATTGTCACGGAGCGATTTGAATGGCAACCCCGAAGAAGAAGACCGCCCCAGCGAAGCGGCGCATCGACAACCCGAAGCGCATCTACAAGCCGATGGGCGGCCTCCATGTTCTCCTGGCCCAATCCTTTCCCGAGAAGCGCACGGCAGGCTATGACGTGTTTGACGTGGAGTGGCTTGCAAACCAACTAGAAATGACCGAAGAGGGGGTCTACTCCTACCTGCGCCAGAACGCCCTGCCGTTCCGCCGCGCGGAGCAGATCACGGAGATCGAGGGTTGCCGCAAGCGCCTGAAGGACTTCCTGCCGTTCGTCACCCGCTAGTAGTGCGAGGCCGCAGTGCTCAATCCCGCTAAACGGCTGCTCCGAGAGGGTGCGGCCGTCCACTGGCTGCGTCCGGAGTCCAAGGCCCCCGTCAGCGACGGGTGGTCCTCTGCGCCACGCCATACCCTCGAAAGCCTCGAACGCAGCTATCGCGACGGCTACAACCTCGGTGTGCGCCTCGGGCGGCCCAGCAAGGTTGATCCTGACCGCGACACGTTCCTGTATGTCCTCGATCTCGACGTTAAGGGCGATGACGCCGATGCCGACGAGGCATTCGCCGCCCTCACCAAAATCCTCCCGACCTGGAAAAAATTCCCATTCGTTGAAAGCGGTAGGGGCGGCTACAGCCAGCACATCTACTTCGTGTCCGACGACGACATGCCGTCGAAGAAGCTGGCCCACAGCGACCGGAAGGTGAAGTGGACCGACGCCGACGGCAAGGAACACAACTCGTGGGCTTGGGAGATCGAACGGTTCGGCACAGGCAAGCAGGTCGCGTGCCCGCCGTCGATCCACCCAGAGACCGGAAACGCCTATAAATGGGGCCGGGAGATCGACTGGGACGATCTCGACGCCATCTCGCTCCAGGCGGCCTCTCTGGAGCCGTTGGACAGCGATAACGGCCTCGACCGGGGCAGCACGCGGTCGAGCGACTCCAAGCCCTCCAGCCTGCAAGAGTTCAAGAACAAGCAGACCCTCGGCATCGACGAGGAGGAAGCGTGGGATTTGCTGCTCGATCTCGATCACGCCGAGTGGTGTGACGACCGCGACGGCTGGATCAAGGTGGGCATGGCCTGCCACCACGAGTTCAACGGCAGCGACGTGGGCTACAAGCTCTGGCGCGACTGGTCGAAGCGGTCGGACAAGTTCAACGAGGACGACCTCGAACGGGTCTGGGACAGCTTCGGCAAGGACGACCGGCGGCGCCCGGTGCGCTTCGCCACCATCAAGGCGGCCGGCGTGCCCACCAGGGAGCTTCGCGAGCGCAAAGGCGCTGACGATCCGGACGATGATCGCATTCACGACGAGGAAGACCCTGAGAGGCGTGGCGCGCGTCTGATGCCGCGTACCGAGTCCGGGGAGATCAAAGTCACCTCGCACTCCACCGAACTCATGCTCGACACCGATAGCCGCACAATCGGCATCTTTGGGCTCAACCTCTTCTCGGGCGAGGTCTGCATCATCAAGACGGCGGGCTTCCGCGAGGCCCTTTCCGTGCGGAAACAGAAGGATATGGTGCAACTCGACGAGCGCCTGTTCACTGTGACCGAGGAACAGGCAAAAGAGGGGATTCCCCTTACAGACGCGCATTATCACGCCATTCGGGGTATGCTCGAAGCGAGCAAGCTCTGCGGCGGATACGGCGTCAAAATCCCCGACCGCGACCTCGAAACCGCGATCACGAACCTCGCGCTGAAAAACACCTTCCATCCGATCCAAGACTTCCTCAACGGGCTCGTCTGGGACGGCGTGAAGCGCATCGACCGCCTGTTCATCGACTATCTCGGCACCCCCGATGACAGCTACCACAGGCAGACCGCGCGCCTCTGGCTCCTGGCCGGGGTGACTCGTGTGTTCCAGCCAGGTCACAAGTTCGACTTCGTGCCGATCATCGAAGGTAAGCAGGGCCTCCGGAAGTCCACCTTCATCCAGGTCCTCGCCTCGAACCCGCAGTGGTTCGTCGAACTGCGCGGCGACATCTTCGACGATCCGAAGAAGGTGGTCGAAACGCTCGATGGCGCGTGGATCGCCGAGATTCCGGAGTTGAACAGCTTCACGAAGGCCGACCTCACCGCCGTCAAGGCGTTCTTCTCCGCCGGGAAAGAGAAGGTCCGCGAGAGCTACGGCCGCAAGGCGAAGAACTTCCAACGCCAGTCGATCTACATGGGCTCCACGAACGATGCGGAGTACCTGCGCGACCCGACGGGCAACCGCCGCTTCTGGCCGATCAAGACGACGGTCGATCAGATCGACACCACCCTGCTCGAATCGAACGTGCTCCAGCTATGGGCCGAGGCCGTGGTCGAGTATCGAAAGCTCGCGAAGCAGCACAAGGCCCTCCACCTGCCGCTGTTCCTCACGGGTGATGCCCGCGAGACCGCGAAGACCCTCCAGGATAGCCGCATGATCGAGACACAGACGCAGGGGTGGGCCGGTCTGATCGGCGAGTGGGCCAACACCCGCGTCCGACAGAGCGTGATCGAGGCCGGCATGGCTGGTGGCGCCAGCATCGAGAAGTTCCGCGATCACGACGGCGAAGACCCTCTCGTGTTGCGCGAGTTCATCTGCGGCTTGCAGGTCTGGATGGAAGTGCTCGACGGCACGAAAGAGTCATACGGTCGCGGCAACACACTGAAGGTGGTCGAGGCGATCCGCGCCACTGGTGAGTGGGTGGAGCACCGTGTTTTGCGGGTGCCCGGATACGGACAACAACGCTTCTTCAAGCGCGTCGAAAAGGCCGCACGGAAGTCGAAACGCTCGGTTGACGATCTGCTCGGGTGAAAACCTGTGACAGAAACTCCCCTCTCTGTCCCATCGTCCGTCACACTTTCTGTCACACACACAAAACCCTTATGCCATAAGGCTCGCCGCCCTGTTTTCGGGTGGCTGTGACAGACGTGACAGAAACTCTCCCCCACATAGGAGTCATCCCGCCATAAAGGTGCGGGCCTACCCCGCTCTCTTCTCCTCTATAGCCCTCTAGGTAGATTCTCTGTCACTCTGTCACACTTTGATTAAAATATCGGAATTACAGGGTTCTAAGCTGTGACAGAGAGTGTGACAGAGCGTGTGACAGAGATTTTTCTTTCTGTAACAGGCAAATCTGCACCCCGTATGTAGGAAATAGGATAATTGTCCTAAGCGGGCCTATGAAACACCCCAAAAAATTTCGTAAGCCGGGTTCTCCTTCTTC